AGCGCACCTGCTTTGGGAGCAGGGGGTCGTGGGTTCGAATCCCGCTACCCCGACAGATAAGAATCAAGGAGTTACAGTAAAATGTAGCTCCTTTTTTTATTCTCCGAATGGGGCGGTTTACCTTTGGTTTAAACCGAAAGTTCAGTTAAACCGAGAGTTAAACCAAGAATTAGTATCACCTTTGATAGCATCGAAGTTATTAATTACAGGTGTTGAATAGGTGTTATCGGTGGATAAATCGTGGGACTAAAATTTAGTTCAAAAAAGTCCCACGAATTTGCATCTTTATCACTGATTCATAGCATTTTGCATAGACTTACTTTGGAAGAGAATACATAGTTTTGTAACTTTAAAAACGATGTAAAAATGGCTCGAAAATCATTTTCTGTATTGTTCTTCATCAAGAAAGGCAAATTATTAAAGAACGGAGAAGCACCCGTGTGCATGAGAATCACCGTAAACGGCTGTATGGCAGATGTTTCTATCAAAAGAAGCTGTCTCGTAAATCTATGGAATCCGGCAAAAGAGAATTCAAAAGGAAAAGATCGTATGTCGGTGGAACTGAACCACTACTTAGAAATCACACGTTCACACATACACCAAATTTATAGAGAATTGGAAACGTCCGGCAAGGTTATTACTGTTGATCTTGTTAGAAAACTGTTTTATGGTGTGGGCGAAGATAACAAAACACTATTGCAGGTATTCCGGCTCTGTTCCTCCGGGCTTTGTTACGGCAGATTTGAGGTTGTCGGGAACTATGGCATTGGGTACACCTCCAAAATAATGGAAAGCATTTTCACATGCCTGGATAAGATATTCTTTCTTTTGCGATGGTACAGCTTCGTAATACGTAATCTGGCTGCAAGGAAGTATAGCGGCAAAGACTTCCACGGGAACCTTATCACCCGTATTCCTGTCTGCAATATAAAGTTTGTCACCGGCAAAATCCACATACATCTGATCACCGGCTATATGATCTATGCGCCCAACCGGAACTTTTACTTCCTTTTCACGTCTGAGATACAGGCAGAATGAACAGTAGCTGTAACCTTGGGGACGATCTCTCAGATATTCCTCATGCAAGGACCTTTTTGTTGTTCCACGGGCTTTAAGTCGTTTTATGTACTCAGATATACGTTCTTGAAGATATTTATACTCTGCAGATCCTGTTGATTCGTTGTCAGTCTCCGTACCGAAAAGCTCATGCAGATGCTGCTCGTCTATTTTTAACAGGCGTTCAAGTTCTATACCCATATCTTCATAATATACGGATATATCGTTTGACTGTATTACGTGAAATCAGAAGAGAAGAGCTGATACTACGGATACTCATTCCTGACTGGTAACACCGCAGTATGTGCTTGATTCTTATTTTCATTCTTTTAGAAATTTTATTCGGTTAATAATACCGGGCTAAAATGCTTTGTAAAGTACAAAAACAAGACTGAAATATGGTAATTCTATAAGGTTAATTTTTATCGTAACCCAAGTGGGTCAGGTGACTTTTATAATAGTGGGTCAACCGACTTTAAATTTTCCATATTTACTCTATAAACATTATTTGCTTCATCCTTAAATCGTCCACTTTGTTATACCGTCTTTCTATGAATTGTTGTTAATTGTTTTCCTCTAATATGAACTTTAACTTTATATGAACTGTTATTTTGTAGTAATTTTAAGCCACCATTAACTATATGAATCTGATTATAGCCATAGTTCCCGTATTATCACTGATAGTACTAATGGCATTTTTTAAAATGTCAGGTGATAAAAGCAGCATTATATCTTTAGTAGTTACCATGCTAATTGCCTTTTTCGGGTTTCATTTCCCTTTGGATGATTTATTATTCTCCTTTCTTTATGGAGCCATGAAAGCAGTTTCACCTATTTTGATTATTATCCTGATGGCCATATTCAGCTACAACGTCTTGCTTAAAACGGAGAAAATGGAGATTATTAAACAGCAATTTTCTTCTATCTCAACTGATAAAAGTATTCAGGTATTATTGCTTACATGGGGATTCGGAGGATTGCTAGAGGCTATGGCCGGATTTGGAACAGCCGTAGCCATTCCTGCTGCCATTCTGATTAGTTTAGGATTTAAACCAATTTTTTCGGCAACAGTCAGTCTGATTGCCAACAGTGTAGCCACAGCTTTCGGTGCTATTGGTACACCAGTGCTTGTACTTGCCAAAGAAACAAGCCTGAATGTACAAACATTAAGCACAAATGTTGTCCTCCAACTTTCAGTCTTGATGTTTTTAATTCCATTAATATTACTCTTTCTTACAGATCCTAAATTAAAATCACTACCTAAAAACGTATTATTAGCACTATTGGTAGGCAGTGTTTCTTTGGGGAGTCAATATATAGCAGCACGTTATATGGGTGCTGAATCTCCTGCTATCATTGGAAGTATATTGTCCATTATTGTTATTATTTTATATGGTAAACTGACTGCAACAAAAAAAGAAAAGAATCGGAGAAACATTTTGAAAAGTAAGGATATATTCAAGGCGTGGAGCATCTATCTCTTTATTCTTTTATTGATAATTGTGACAAGTCCATTATTTCCGGGACTGAGAAACACATTGGAGAATAATTGGGTAACACACATCAGTCTTCCTATAAATATGTCGACAGTGAATTATACGATTTCGTGGCTGACCCATGCAGGCGTTTTGCTTTTTGCGGGTACATTTGCAGGTGGCCTTATCCAGGGAGCAACTGTCAAGGAACTGTTCGTTGTACTTTGGAAAACGGTGAAACAATTGGAAAAGACATTTATAACAGTGATTTGTCTGGTAGGCCTGTCCACTGTCATGGATACTTCCGGTATGATATCCGTAATAGCTACTGCACTTGCAACTATTACCGGAAATCTTTATCCCTTTTTTGCACCGATAATCGGTTGCTTGGGCACATTTATTACAGGCAGTGATACCTCTTCCAATATCCTATTCGGTAAATTACAAGCTAGTGTTGCCGGACATATTCAGGTAAGTCCCGATTGGTTATCGGCTGCAAATACCGTAGGAGCAACAGGAGGGAAAATAATTTCGCCTCAGAGCATTGCAATCGCTACTTCCGCCGGAAACCAACAAGGGAAAGAAGGAGAAATATTAAAAGCTGCCATTCCTTATGCATTGGTGTATGTGTGTATAACAGGTATCATCGTCTATCTTTTCAGCTAAAAATGTTGAAAAACTGTAAAAAACAAGCATGTTAAAGCGTATTCTAACAAAAAAGGATTTAATTTGAATCCGATTTAATAATTAATAAATAAATAGTAAGATGAACGAATTAGTTGCAAAAATCAAGGAATTAAGCAATGCATTCTTTATGGATGCTGAATTGCAAACAGAAAAAGGTAATAAAGCTGCAGGTACACGTGCACGCAAAGCTTCTTTAGAGCTGGAAAAATTACTGAAAGAGTTTAGAAAGGCTTCTTTGGAAGAAGCTAAAAAGTAATTTCATGATTATTTGAGCACAAAGAAAAGCTGTCCATAACCGGATAGCTTTTTTAGTTTTATGATTTGCCATGAAATTCACAGTCCCCTATTTTTTATCATCTCTATTTCTTGAAAGATTAATCTCTTTTTCATTGATACTTATTCGTTTTTAATTTATGGAATAATCGGAATTTTTGTATTTTTGTTTGCTGCTTATAACCTAGAGAAAAAATATCCAATGAAGAAAATGCGTTTATTGCTTATTTGTGCAAGTATATTGACAGTCACAGGAAGTTTCTTCTCGTGTGAAAACGAAAAAGATGCTTCTTTATACCTTCGGGCCGACTCACTTAATCAAGTTGCTTACAAAGTGCGTTACAAAGATTTGAAGGCTTCTTGCAAAGCTGCCCATGAAGCATATCGTTTTTCTTTGAACAATTCTTCCTTGCGTGCCGAAGCACTGAATAATATAGGATTTTGTGCCTTTATTCACATGGATTTTGAAACGGCTGAAAAGTTCTTTCAACAAGTATACGAAACAACGACAAATGAACTTGAGCGTCTGATAGCTGACATTGGCATGATGAAGATTTGCCAGCGTACCGCCATGAATAAAGAATTTTATGATTACCGTAACAGTGCCTTACGCCGTATGAAGCGTATTAACGATGATCGTTCTGCCATCACCGATCCTACGATATTAGAACGTTTGAACTATGCACATTCCGAGTTCTCGATTGCATCAGCCATCTACTATTATTATTTACAGCAAGAACAGCAGTCTTTGGAGGCCATAAATGAAATTAAAGTAGACGAAGGACTGGAACGCGACACGGCACAACTGCTCTATTATTATTACATGAAAGGTTCGGGAGGTATGTATGAAGCACCTACACAAGAGGAAGTTGTATTGGGCGAGTTTAATTACTTAGTGGATTGTTTGCGCATCAGTCATGATTTAGGATATGTATACTTTGAAGCTAATGCTTCGCAAGCAATGGCGGAATTACTGAAAGAGAGAAAGAATTATGATTTGTTGATGGCACGCCGTCCCAGTGTGATGAGAGGCATTAATACAGAAGATTTACCATGGGAAGAATTGGTGATGTCTTTTGCCGAAAATGCTCTACAATTATTTAAAACCTATGGAGATTTATATCAGATATCTGGAACTTATCGCACTTTGGCCTCCTGTTGTAATGAGCAAGGAAGGTATGAGGAAGCATTAAGTTATCTATCTGAGGCTTTAGGATATGTGAACCGCCATCATGAGAAATTTTATCATTGTACAGATACGACAGATCGTCTTCGCCCTTATGTTCCCATGGCATCCACTTCCATCGAACTTCAATGGATTAATGATGATGGTATCAAAACGGTTCCCGAATGGATTGCCCGCTTTCGTGAACAACTTAGTGTAACTTATGCTGCCCTGGGAATGAAACCGGAATCTGATTATAACAGAAACATTTATCTTGATATACTTGATTATACACGACAAGACAAAGAACTGGAAAGCCGCTATATTGCATTAGAAAAGGAATCCGAGCAATTAACCGGCTTATTGGCTGTTGTCATTATCGGAATTATAGTACTGATTGTGCTGTTCTGGATACTAAACAGACAATGGAAAGTTCGCAATACATTATATATTGCCAAGTTGAAACGTACTCTCGATATTTGCAGAAAGATTACAGCTTCCGTACCTTCGGATGCAAATGAAGTGGATGATGTCATAAGTGCCATGCACACTGCAGTAGGTGAAGATATTCTGCAGTTGATAGGAGCATCGCTATTGCAAATTGTCGTTTACGAAAATGAAACGAAACAACCGATACAGTATGATGGCAGTTGTACTCGGTTTATTCTAAGTGTCCCCAACAAAGAACAACCGTTAGGAGAAATAAACTTGTATTCTTCACAGAAAATGAAAAAGGATGATAAAGCTTTGATGAAGGTTATAATTCCTTATATATCATGGACATTGGAAAACGGACTGGCTTTTATTTCATTGGGAGATGAACGCAAACGGCTGGAAAAAGAACAATATATACACGAACAACATTTGGCAGAAAACAAACGGCAAAATCTGGTAAAGAAAGCATGTCTCTTCATTGTTATGGGTATCATGCCTTATATCGACCGTATTATTAATGAGACGCATAAGCTTACAGTGAATAATTATATTGACAATGAAGACATTAAGAAAAGCAAATATCATTATATAGATGAATTGATAACCCGTATCAACGAGTATAACGACATCCTGGCTTTATGGATAAAGATGAAACAAGGAACACTTAGTTTAAGTATTGAAAATTTTGAATTAAATGACCTGTTTAAGGTCTTAGTCAAAGGAAGAAAGACCTTCGAAATGAAGCAACAGACATTGACGATAATACCTACCGAAGCCATAGTAAAGGCAGATAAGGCACTAACACTCTTTATGATTAACACTCTAATGGAAAATGCCCGTAAGTATACCCAACAAGGAGGGAAAATTTCTGTGTATGCAGAAGAAAACGAAAATTATGTAGAAATATCTATTCAAGATAATGGTTTGGGGCTTTCTGTAGAAGACAAAGAACGAATATTGAGTGAAAAAGTATATGATTCCGGAAAAATTGGTTTACAAAGTACCGAGAATGCAGCAGAACTTCAAAAGAATAAAGGACATGGGTTCGGACTGATGAATTGTAAAGGCATTATCGATAAATATAGAAAAACGAACGACATCTTTCGAATATGCACATTTAATATTGAAAGTGAACCGGGCAGAGGCAGCCGCTTTTATTTTCGCCTCCCCAAAGGAATACGGAAAATACTGATGTTGATTCTTATATCTACTCTATCGCTATTGAGCAGTTGTGGAGAGAATCATTTGGAGCGACAGGAAACAATGACACCGGAAGACTCCGTCCAATGCTATGACAAATGGTTAACGGCAGCAAATAATTATGCTTATGATGTATACAATTGCAATATCGAAGGACTTTATCAACAAGCCTTATCATATGCTGACAGCGCATTATTTTGCCTGAATGCCCACTATAAACAGTATTCTCATCAAACAGCACCTTTATTGAGATTGGAAGGAGAAGGGACGGCAGCCGAACTGGAGTGGTTCAATAATCATTTTGACACGGATTATTATACCCTGCTGGACGTACGTAATGAATCAGCAGTGGCATTTTTGGCGTTAGGCCATTTAGATGCTTATCGATACAATAACAATGCATATACTGCGCTTTATAAACAGATAAGTGAAGATACTTCTCTTGAGGAATATTGCCGGCAGATGCAACTGTCGGCAAATAATAAGATTGTCGCTATTATTCTTTGTATTATCATATTGCTGCTGTTACTGACAGGTTATTATTTGCTTTATTTTCGCCATCGTTTGCTGTACCGGTATAATTTGGAGCAGGTGCTTGAGATTAATAAACAGGTTTTTACAGGATCTTTGCTGAACGAACAGGCCGACAAAGATATTGCGGAAAGTTTGGTTAATGCCATGTTTGAGGGAATAAATGAATTAATTGCCATTGATGTACTTGGCATAGCCGTTTATAGTGAAGACAGTCATAACTTGAAATGCAGTTTTTCTTTATCGGATGAGGGAAATGAGGATATGCGTGAACTTATGACACGTTGTTTTGAGACACAGACTGTATATTGGACAGAAAAAAATCGCATTAAATGCCTTCCTTTGTGGGTGGAAACCGGAGGAGAAAATCGTTGCACCGGTGTACTGGCTTTAAGATGTTCTTTTGATAGCGAGCGCGAAGATGACCGCTTAATGGTAGAGTTAGTAGCCGGATATGTTGCTATAATCGCTTATAATGCGGTGGTGCTGATGGCACAAAAATATCGTGATATAGAGACGGCTCAAGACGATGCTCGCCGGGCTATCCGTGAAGAAAACCAGCTTCATGTACAGAATTTAGTTTTGGACAACTGTTTGTCCACCATTAAGCATGAAACAATTTATTATCCTAATAAAATAAAGCAGATTATCGACAAACTAAACAATGAACCGGTTCGTGAGAACGAAAGAAGACAAATAGAGACTGTAAGTGAGCTGATTAGTTATTACAAAGATATTTTTACAATATTAAGTTCCTGTGCTGCTCGACAATTAGAAGAAATAACTTTTAAACGCAGTATTGTAAAGGCCCAGGATTTAGCTGATTATGCAGAACGCTACATGAAACGTGTGGGAAAACGTTTTTTTTGTAAAGTAGAACTAAAAATAAAAGTGGAAAATGTTTCAATGCTTGGAGATATGATTCAATTAAAATATATGCTTGAAAATTTAATAGATGAAGCCTTGTCTTATGAGGTTGACGGAAGACTGTATTTACATATATATAAGGACACAGACTTTGCCAGGTTCGACTTTATAGATAAACGTCGCGATAAAACTCAAGAAGAACTGAATCAATTATTCTATCCGCATTTATCACGAATGAAACGTGGTAGTGAAGGAGTTCTGACAGGTACGGAATATCTAATATGCAAGCAGGTAATTCGTGAACATGACGAGTTTGCAGGCAAGCGTGGCTGTCGTATTAATGCCCAGCCGGTAAGCAATGGAGGTTTTATGATATGGTTTACTATTCCTGCAAGATAACAAAATAATGAAATATAATAAATCAAGATAATATGGAAAGCAAGAAATTTAAAGTTATAATTGTTGAAGACGTTAAGTTAGAATTAAAAGGTACTGAAGAGATTTTCAGACATGAAATTCCTAATGCCGAGGTGATTGGTACAGCTATGACTGAAAATGAATTTTGGGAACTTCTTAAAGTACATACTCCTGACATGGTATTACTCGATTTAGGATTGGGTGGTTCCACTACCATAGGTGTAGATATATGTTCTTCTTTACGGAAGAATCACCCTGAAATAAAAGTACTTATATTCACAGGTGAGGTGTTGAATGAAAAGCTTTGGGTAGATGTTTTGAATGCCGGTGCAGATGGTATTATTCTCAAAACAGGCGAGCTTCTGACGGCGACCGATGTGCAAGCCGTAATGGATGGTAAGAAACTTGTGTTTAATTATCCCATACTCGAAAAAATAATAGAACGCTTCAAACAATCTGTCGCGCAAGAACAACGCCGGCAGGAAGCTATCATCAATTATGATATTGATGAATATGACGAACGTCTTCTTCGACATTTGGCACTAGGGTATACCAAAGAAATGATTACAAATCTAAAAGGTATGCCTTTCGGTGTAAAATCAATAGAAAAGCGGCAAAACGATCTTATTAATCGCTTGTTTACTATTAATGAGCGAAGCGGTGTCAATGCATGTCGTCTTGTAACGCGCGCTTTAGAGTTGCGTATTATTGATATTGATAATTTAGAGCCGGATGAAGAATAATTACTATTTTCCCCATGTAGCTACATTCTTCTTTTTATTGACAGTAATAGTGGCATTAGTCTCATGGATAGGCAGTATTTACGGGCTTGGCACAGTGCAAAGTCTGCTTAGTCCGGAAGGTATCCGCTGGGAGCTTAGACATATTACAAGTAATTATGTTAAGGCTCCTGCTTTGGGAATTATAATGATCTTACTCTTTGGTCTTGGAATAGCTTCTTATAGTGGCATGGTTAATGCCATTGGCAGGATTTTGAAAAGAGGAAAGCAGTTAACGCGAAAAGAAAAGCGTGCCCTACTGTTTTCTGCTTGTATTTTATTTATCTATTCGTTGACAATCATCATGACTACTTTTGCTCCTTGGACGATATTGCGAAGTATTACCGGCTCTTTAGAAAATTCACCTTTTCAGCAAGGCATATATTATCTTATTTCATTCGGGATAGGTTTGTCAGGAGTAGTTTTTGGCTATACTTCCGGGCGTTTTCGTAATGACAGAGATATAATTCGAGGAATGACTTTCTTATTTATTCGCTTTGCCGATTATTTTGTTATTTTGTTTTTTATTGTTCAGTTCTTCTCTTCCCTACTATATACTAATTTGACAGAATGGATTGGAATAGACTCAAGCATAATGGTTTACGTCTTTCATGTTTGTTGTTTTATTCCTTTTATTGGAATGTTAAATAGAAAAAAATAAGTTATGAGCGAAAAAAAGTTGCTAAGATTTTTGGAACTTTTGATAAAAGCTATTATCTTTGCACCCGCAAACAAGGATGGTTCCGTAGCTCAGCTGGATAGAGCAACGCCCTTCTAAGGCGTGGGTCCTGCGTTCGAATCGCAGCGGAATCACGAAATAAAACCGCAAACAGCTAATTATAAAGCTCTTGCGGTTTTCTTATTACATGAGTTGCACAACATTTGCACAACTCATGTATTAGGTTGGCATCAAAATTGTAGAAATGTTGGTGAACACCTATGAAATATATTGTTTCGTATCTCATTGGTTGTTATGCTCTCAATAATTACACACTATGTTACGCTGTTACGGTTACGATGGTGTTATAAGTATTGATATTCATTTTATTATGTCAAAATGGAGCGTAATATTTGTTTGTGTGGTATTGGACTTCTTAGAAAATACTAAGATGTTACGGTGTTAGGGTTACGGTATGTACAAAGTCATTTATTTACAGTACTTTATGTTGATTATTGCCGTAATATCGTTCATTATGGTATCGAAAGAGGGAGTCCCATTTCTGAAACTCCCTCTCTTTGCTTACAAGGCTATTTCACCTTTGATAAATAGTTTTCCGCTTGTTCCGCCGCTTCTTTCTCATCAAAGCCCAAGATGAGGTAATGATAGGTTAGGGTTGTCTTTACTCGCTCCAGCAGGAAAGCACGTCTTTCTACGCTTGTTTCCGGTTCGGATGCTTCCTGTACCATGTGGTTACATCCTTGCCAAACGGCATCTGCAAGAATGGCGGTGTTCAGTTCCGTACCGTTCACCGTTACCGTGCCTGTCACTACATTGCCGTTCAAATCTCTAATCTCGCCTGTGTTCGGGTCGAATGTTCCTACTACTTTATCCATGATTTAATATTTAGTTCGCCCTCTTATAGCTTCGGGCATTGCTTTGTTATAACCAATCAAGCGACTTTCTTATTTCCTGTATCTTCTCAATCGTGGTTTTGCCCACGTTGCGATACTTCATAAGTTCACCGTCCGGAATTGTGCGCAACAGGCTTACATCTATAATCTCGTGTCCGTTCTCGTAGCGGATGATGTTCGCCTGTTTTAGCGCACTCTTTGCCATTGTCAAAACTCTATCTTCGTTCATATCGTTATTATTTGGTTGCCCTCTTGCAGCTTCGGGCGTTGCTTCATATTTTTGTGTAGTTGCTTTTCAAAGAAGTGACTCCTATAAAACAGCTTAGTGCTTTCATTAATTCACTGTCAAACTTGCTGAAAGCATCCCAAAATCCGGAAAACTCTTTATCTACGTCTGTACCATATTTTAGATATACTACGTTTGAGACAGTTTGATAAATGTCACCCAATCGGGCACGACATAATAGTAATGCTTTGGTTTCTTCGCTTATCTGAATGTTGGCTACGTTATTGGCGCAACTCTCATCTATCAATTTCTTTTCCATGACTGTATGTATTTACATTTTCTAATTTACTATTTGATATGCTTCCAATTTCTTGGTAGTAAATATTCTATATTATGTTTTTTGCAATCGGCTAAACTTTTTATAAAGTCTTTCATCGTCTCTTTATCGCATAAGATTATTTCCATCATAAAAGATATCCAGTTTGCGGCCAGCGGTATACATCATCACCAGCCCAATTATATTACTCAAACAATATTCGCTATTGGTTGCCAGTAGCAGGATAATACCTACTACCAGCAGAAAGATATAGAGTTTCATTTCTCTTTTGATAATGCGGTTATCAATTGGTTGTAGTTTGATAGTGTATCAATAGCATCAGCAAGCATCTTTTGCTCTTTTTCTGAGGCGTGCATTTGATACATGAACATGATAATAGACATTGCATCACAAATAGAGGCTTTATAGGAATCTACGCTATTATCTCTCAATTCATTTATAAGGCGTTGGGCATCTTCACTTAGAAACATGGCTTTCAGGGTTTAGGCGGTTCTTAATTTCTTTCTCTTCTTCATAGATGGCTTGATTAACTATATCACGCCCGATAACATCCCCTAAGTCAGTAATTATTTTAGTAATGCTTTCGCTTGCATCTGATATTACATTTGATGGGAACTCTTCGATGTTGAACTCTTCATCATTTTTAATGTAGGCGTTGATTTGTACACTCAATTCGGTTGCAGTTCTTAACATGTCTGCAAGTTGTTCGTTAATCGCTAATGGGAAATACATAATTTATATCTTATTTAGTTTCTACTTCTGAAAGTTCACTCACCGTACCTAACTTGAATCTGCAATTATCAAAATCAATCCCGGTTAGCCCTAACGGAGTTTTGCGCTGAAACCAACATTCATCTGTTAGCTCTTCTGTTCTTTTGGCTATCTGTAATAGAAAGGCTATTTCATCTTTGTAAGAAGATGTATCTATATCATCCGATATTAATACTGCCGTAGCAAGGCTCACTAAGTTTGAAGCCAGCAAATGAATACCAGCTATATTTAAAATATCTTTCCCATACATTGCAAGGGTGTAAACTTGGTCTGCTGTCAGACCGCCTAACTTTTCTCCGATTTCTGAAAATTCCATGTTGTTATATCTTTGTGGTGAGGTAATTTGAAGTTACCCCACCGGATTAATTATCCGATTAAATTCGCTATTTTAAAGCTTCTGAAAGCCTGTTTTTCGTTATCGTAGTAAGTTATAAGGCTCTCGTTCTTTTTGCGCTCTGTGCCCTTTGTTTCGGGTATTAATCCCTCTTTCAAAGTGCCCCAAGCGCAACGGATTTCACCGTTCAGCTTCTGATAGTAGAATTTAGCTACACCTTTCTTCAAAGCTGCTTTCAACTTTAGGACTTTCCAACTCTGTTTCATAGCTTCTGCCATTGAAAAGCCGTACACCTTAACCAGCATCCAAGCCTGCTTCATTAACTCTCTCATTTGATTTTTGAAATTCGTTGCCATAATCGTATATTTTATTAGTATTTATACCCAAAATAATTTTCCCAAAGGTCAATCTCTGCCTCAAAAGAAGCTACACACTCAGCTTTGCTTTCTTCGTACATGGCGAATACTTCTGCTTCACTCATTACTAATACCTGTTGGTATTCTTTGCACATCTGGTTTAAATCTTCTTTTGTCATAAGGCTTATATCTTATTGTTTAACTTTGATGATGCAAATATAAAGTAAATACTTTAATAATTATCATGAATAATAAAGAAAATACTTATATTTAACATCTATTATTAAAGTAAATACTATAACAAATAAACTATTCACTTATATTTGCACTATAAATATTAAAGAATATACTTATGAGAATAAAAGAAGTAATCAAAGAAAAGGGTTATACTCAAAAAGAATTTGCTGAAAAATTAGGTATGACCACCGTAGGACTTGCTCAAATTATAGCAGGTAAGCCATCGTACACTACTTTAGAAAAGATTGCTGATGCTTTAGAGGTTGAGATATGGGAGTTACTAATATCAAAAGGTGAGATAGTAGGAAAGTCTAATGCTGCTTCCCTTACTTGCCCTCACTGTGGTAAATCAATAACATTAAAAGCTGAATGAGAATGAATACAAACGAAATAGATAAGTTGAGCCTTGAAAAAGCTCATACTTTGTTTGAGACTGGAGATATAGACCGTATCGAGGTGGGAACAATAAAGGGGCTATGTGACATACATCACTATCTGTTCGATGGACTGTATGATTTTGCCGGAAAAGTACGTACTTTGAATATAGCAAAAGGCAATTTCCGGTTTGCCAACTGTATGTACCTTGACGTGATACTACCTGTGATTGAAAAGATGCCTGAAACGGCATTTAATGAGATAATAGCGAAGTATGTTGAGACAAATATAGCTCATCCCTTTATGGAAGGTAACGGAAGGACTATGCGTATTTGGCTTGATATGATCTTAAAGAAGAATCTGGCAAAGGTTGTTGATTGGCGTAATGTAGATAAGCACCTGTATTTGCAAGCGATGGAACGAAGCCCAATCAATGATTTAGAACTGCGCACTTTGTTGAATCAGGCACTTACCGACCAGATAAATGACCGGGAAGTAATATTCAAGGGTATTACACAATCTTACTATTATGAAGGTTATGAACCGGAATAATATATTTATCACCTTACTCTTATTTTAGATAAAAAATGGATAGAAATTTCAATCTCAAATACTCCGTCAAAGGTTTTTCAGATGCGAAAGTAGCTGAATACTTGGAAGAATTAAGAAATAGGATTGTGGCCAATGATTACACAAGGTCGCTCATATTTATCAAATATGGGAAATTGAATGTATTGAATGGGCTTAAATCTATAATATCAGAAATATGTAATTGTTTAATCATGGGTAATACACAGGCAGCTATCACTTTGACAAATCATCTTTTTGAAAATAGCTTGAAACAAACCTTGATAATATGGGATTCACAAGGCCGTCAATTTGATGATTCTAAACGGATAGATGAAACATTTAAAAATGAGGTCGAAACCTATGATGATAAGGATATTGAGCCTAATATTAATAATTGCAAGAGAAAAGGGTTAATCACCAAAGATGAAGCTAAAAGGTTAATAGAGTTGAAGAATATATACAGAAATTCTTTTTCTCATGCCTCTTATACAAAGTTGTTTAAAGATGCTTCTGCGGCTATGTACTCAGGAAGTTTGAAGAATCCAACAGAAGTAAAAGAAGAAACAACAGATATATCCAAAGTTCCATTTCTTTATCTATTAGCTCAGGAAAAATTTGCAAATAAAAATGCCCTGAGCTATTTTCTTGAAGTATATGAATTTATAGATAAAATGGATAAGATGCTGTTAGACTTATATCCAGAAGTAAAAGAGTTTGTATTGCGACAAAGTAAAAAATATTAAAAGTGTGTGATTATGGGAATAGCAAAGGAGCAATTATACGATAACCAACAAGAAGCGTTTTATGAATCGATGGCTGAACGCTTGGGAATAACATACGATGAAGTTGAAGAAATAGAGCCCCAAATTAATGAAAATACAGGTAATGACGAAGCTGTGCATAGTTATTACTTGACTTTTAAAGAGGATGCTCCGAGAGAAATTTTAGATAAAATCGAAGGATTAGATTCTAACGATTGTTTTTGGTTGGATATTTCCGACCTATACGATGAAGATTATGACGAAGAACAATATGAAGACATTGTCAATAAAACAAGTCCTTACAATGATTGTCTTGCATCAATAGAAAAAGTAAAGCAATTAATGAATATTCCTTTAAAGAAAGAGAGAAAATCAAGATATATTTTATACAGACAATTATATGCTTCTTTAATCTCAATTATGGAGGCATATTTATTTGAGAGATTATTATCAGCTATTGATAAGAATGAAAATTTATTGGCAAATTTTTTCTTATTCTATAACGGGGCACACAATTTTGATGAACATGATATTAAAAAAGCCAGGAAGTATCTTATGGAAAACATCTTATACCATAATCTCGATACTGTTTCTAATATTTATAGTGAAACATTTAAATTTAGATTTCCTTCTTGCGAAAAAATAAAGAAAGCAATTAAATTGAGACATGATATAGTACATCGTAATGGTAAAACAGCTAATGCTGATTCTTTGATTGTAAGTAGAAAAGATATTGAACATCTTTCCGACAATATAAAAGAATTTATATCTAACCTTGAGTATAATATTTGCAATCCTTCCCTACCTTTCAAGAATTAATATAGAGTCCCTACCTCGCCAATCACAGAGTAGGGGTATTTCATTTATTTGATAAAATCCTCTATCTAAGACTTGCTTTTTCCAGCTTGCTTTTGTACGTTTGCGCATTGTTAAATTTGAAAATCATATTATGGATATTAAATACGATATCAAACTAAGAATACATAAAACAATGCAAATAGTGGGATTTGCTATATCATTAGTCATTTTTGCAAGTTGTACAGCCAAGAGAACGGAAACGCAATCAGTAATAAAAGACTCCCCCAAACCATTGGCTGTATTTCTTGATAAGTGCTTAGCCGAACAACCAAATGCGTTGAATAACGAAGTAACAAGAACAATCCTTGCTGATACCATCAAAACAAGATTACTACAATATCAGGGTGATACATTAGCCATCTTGTCAGATTTACCTATGAAATATGAAATGTGCTTGCAATACCCACCACGCATATTTGAAACATTTGAAGCCAGTTTTGAAAAAAATGCCGGGAAATACGTTGTTAAATTCTCGTTTGGTGAATATACATCAAAATGTAAATTATCATCGAAATATAAAACGACTTTTCAAGTTTTCTCTATTTTGGATAAAGAAACAGTTGCAATGCTTGTTGATGGAGCTTTGTATAAGATTAACGGGAAATTTCGTGATTTTGCCAACAATACCCAGGAAACTGGTTTTGTGTTACCGAGTGGAAAATGTATCATTAGTTATCCAAGTGTTACAAGCATAGATAATAGCCCTTATATCGACCTTGGCACATTGATTCTTGACGATATTTCATTCTCTAAAATTGAAACAACAGATTGATCAGGAAGAAAATCCTCCAAAAGGAATAAATCTCTCTAATTATAAAGCCCGTCCCAATAATCACCGGAACGGGCTTTTCATTGTCTTAATTAAACGGTCTCGCTTCACAGCGGTACACTATCTTTAGAAAGTAGCTGCGGAAAGTTCTTTAGATATACGTTCCACCGCTACCCTTATCTTATCGTATTGCTTTTGTCCGGCTGCTGTCACACCGGAAGTATATTGCCTCATCAATGAAGCGTTGATACCTGCCAATTCCGCAACCTTAGTAACATTCAGGAATGAGAAATAGTTGAAAAAGGATTGCATATCATACTTGTAGGTAAACTCCAGTTCCGGCACTTCCTTGCCTTCTTCTGCCTGCATCTCCTTTATTTCCTCATACGCTTCCATCATATCCTTTTTGGCGGCTTCTGCCGTATTTCCATATCCGGCCAGCCCGAAGCCGGGTAAATCTTCCTCAACAAAGCATGAGTAATACCCATCGCTCGCCTTTTCCATGATAACAGTTACTTTCATATCCAGTTCTTTTAAAATAGGAGTACGGCACTATTACCGTACCCCATTGCCTCAACAAAAACAATCTTTCCACCATGAAGCGCAAAAGGTAGGGGGATTACTCCCCCAAAAGAACCTTTCTTGCTTTACGTTCCATTCCGGTAGGTACTTCTTGTTTGCCATGCCTTGACAAAGCGAACTTGTTTCCCGTCTTAGGACTGTACCAAATATCGTGGTTAGCCCCATGCCTAAGAACGTAACAACCTGCTGCGGTAAGTTCCGCAAAAAATTGATTGTACTTCATAATGTAAAAGACCGTTTATTTATTAAGACAGTGCAAATATAGCGTTTTTGCTATAAACCACCAAATAAAAACATAACTATTTTGCTATATTTAGAAAAGGGGCAAGTGCTGCTCCATTGAAAAGCAGAACAGGCTACAGCATATCAAGAAGTATTTTCCGAAGTCATACGCGCGTACTCCAAAGTAATCCACTTCAGCTCGTTTTCAGCCGTTCCTTGTCTTTTTTTATAGCATCGGCAAATTCGGCATTTTCTAACCGTTTTTCCGCGCGTATGACCGTAGAATAATCTTGAAACAACGCTTGTTTTTCGCTTGATTTCACGCATACGCATCATTACTTGCTATAACCCTACCAAATAAAAATATAACTATTTTGCTATATTCATAAAGGCCTTATATCCCAATTGATACAAGGTCTTTTATAACTAATTGATTTTCACCAATGTCGATTTTTGACCAATGGTCATTTTTGACCTATGGCTATCTTAGACTCCGCTTCATATCGTCCGTATTGGCAAGTATTTTCGGGCTGTTCTTTGCCATTTTCCTGACGTCTTCACTGATTACCATCCTTTCGAGATTTCCACTCGCTTGCAAGTCCCTCATATCGTCCACTATCATTTTTAACTCGGAAACTTCCTTTGTTAAGGAATCCAGCTTTGCGTCAGGGAATACAATATTTACCGATTGGTGGCTATTGGATGCCACTTCTTTTGCTTGCCCTGCAATGTCCGGCAAATTAACGGTCGGGCTTGTTTCTCCTGTTATCAGTGGCATTTTTTCATTAATCATTGAAAGTAAATCTGTTTGCATGATGCTTTGATTCTTTATTTCCTCCCCGGCAATTTGTAAGGCGGTAAACCGGCCGCTTAGCTCCCCGGCATCCTCGTGTGTCATTTCAGTACCAAATCCTCTTGACGTGGATGATTGTGAAGATCCTGCCGGCTTAAATATGTCAAATCCCTGCTCTTTGGCTGTCTGCTGGTATTCTTCCAATAATCTATTGGCTAACTCCTGTTGGTTTATCGCATCCCCTACAAGGCTGTTGAGAATCCCCGTCCACTTGTCGAACTTCTGTTCATCGGACAACCCGGTATTCTGCATCACGTCCATCATCTTATTTTGCGCTTTCTCCAGCAAGGGGGCAAGGGTAACAGAGTAAACCATCTGCTTTGCCAGCTTCTCCAGCATATCGGAGACTGAATCCGTGAATGCTTGTGCCGCATCCGTACCGTTAGAGAAAGCATCTACAAGCACATCCGTCATTGTACCGCCCAATTCACCGAAAATATCAGTAAAGTAATCGTTGAGTTGGTTGTACGCTTCTTCCGCTTGATTGGCAAGGTCTATCATGTTCAGCAAGGCAGCTTTGCTCTCATCGGACATTTCACGGGTGTTTATTATAGTTTCTGCCAAACTCTTATCAAACTTGCCATTGGCATCCACTAACTGAGGGTACACGTCAAGGATAGAAGAATAGATGTCTTTCCCTTTTCCCCAGCCGAACAGTCCGGTTTTCTTGTGTCCGGTTTTTATCTCAATGTTGGCAAGTCCGGCATACGCCTTTTTGAGTTCCGCTTGTGGGTTGGAAACACCGAAGAACTTTTTAAATAAAGCGTCTTTAGATTGGCTTTGCTTCTGATCTGTTGTTCCGGTCAATTCCTCTTTTAAGTCTGCTACGGTTTCTTTCATCACCTTAACGGCATTTGCCGCCTTTCCGTAGGCATCCGTTCCGAATATCGTAGTAGCTTTCTCGTATTCCAAATTCTGCTGCATCAAAAGAAGATTGTATTCTCTTTGTTGGGCTATGGTCTCGTTCATAATCGCCCTTAAAGCCGCTTTGTGCCGGGCGTTGGCTGCAAAAGCTTGGCCAATGAAATTTGCCGCTTCGCCAATCGCTGCGCCTATGCCACCGATAAGACCTCCTTTGGCAAATCCTTGTCCGATGTTGGAGACTGCACCCATCACCTGTTGTATTCCGTTCAGGGCATCCGCTACTTCGGTATTCCCCATTTGGTCGAACATATCGGCCAGTTCTCCGGCTGCATTCTCTGCCGCACCGCTTATTGTTCCTATCGCACCGGATATTTCCTTGAAACCTTTAGCTCCTTGAAGCCCTGCGAATCCCTTTTTGAATGTGTCAAAGATACTTTCCCATTTATTGCCGCTTCCCTCACTGGAACTTCCCAACAATTTATCAAGAGCCTTTTTTAGCTTATCCAATTCAGCCGGACTTTTCTCTATAGCTTCAAGCTGATCTTTTGAAATGAAGGTGATACCTTTTGAGTCACCATTGCCGGAAAGGTATTCTTTGAGTTGTTTAGCCTGATCAATGAGGTTTTGAAGCGTACCGAAGGACATAGAAGAAACATCACCAAATAACAATTTAAAGAAACTATTATCCTTGGTGGCCGCTGCCGCCTGCGCATCATTGACTTGTTGAATGCCTTCTTTCATTTTGTCCTTGGCCACATTTATAGCACGGTCTATCTCTTCCGCATTGGCATCCGTGCGCTGTGCTTGCAAAGCCGCTATATCCTCATTCCCTTGCCGTTCTACCTCCGTTCTCTGTGCGTCATAGTCTCGGTATTTGGCAAGCAGGTTATTAAGTAGTGTTTGGGTGTCCTTTTCCTGCTTTTGATAGGCTAAGGAGTATTCCTTGTCAAATCGTGCCCTATCTTCGGGTGATAAGGAAGTTATCGAAGTGGTAAACTGCAAGTTCTTCTTTTTGAAGTCCGGGTTTTCTTTCTCCCATTGCTTGCGCTCCTCATCCTGCAGCTTTTGTAAAAGCTCCCGTTCTTCCTTTTGGATTTCATCATACCGCTTGTCATAGTCCAGCCGTATTTGCGCAAGTTGCTTTTCCGAACCGTCTGCCATCAGGTCTATTTGCTTTTGCCTGATACTGATTTCGGATTTAGTAATAATATCTTTGATTTCCTGAGAGGCTTTTTCTATCTCTTTGGATTGCGCATAGGAATCAATGTAGTTAGACTTATCCTTTTCGCCTGTAATCGCTTTTAACTTGGCTTGTTCCGCTTTGATTTCAGCCTCTATTTGCTTATATTCCTTTGAGTTAGTGGTTTTCTTCAAAGCCTGCTGTTTAAGGCTTATGGAGGCTTCTATGGCTTCAATAGAGCCATCTATCATGGTTTGAGTAAGCTTTCCGCCTGCTTCTTCTATTTTTTTCCTGCTTTCTTCATCGAAACCCATTGCTTTGTAAATAAAATCAAGCATAGACTGCTTATATCGATCTGCCTCCCTTCGTAGTTTATCTTCTTTTTCTTTGGCAAACGCTTCCGGGCTTAAATCGGCTTTCTGCAATGTGCCTGACAAGTCCTCACCTGCGGCTGATTTTACAAACCATGATTTGAGTCTGTCACCCAAAGAAACACCTTCCGCTGATTTGGCATCCGCTTCCATCATCTTTTGTACAGCTTTCTTGTATTCTTCCGCTGCAAGTTCCATCGTGGCCGCAGCCTTGGCTCGTTGCAACAGCCCCATGATGAAAGTATCTTTGTCTGTATTGAAAAGCCTTTCCGCTTCTGCCGCATCGTTTACAGAAACGCCCATGCTGTCAATGGCATCCTTGTTTTCTAAGATGAATTTCTTCTGTGCATCAATATCACCGCCTAATCGCTTCCATCCTTGCGATAAGCGTTCCAGCGTGGATATGACAGTACCGGAAGTTTCACCTACCTTTTTCTGATAATCTTCCAATGATTGATAAGTTTCTGACAATACTTTCTTGGCAGTGAACAAAGAGCCTACCCAAGATATGATTTCTTTCCCATAAACAGAGAAAAGGGTTATTCCAGCAACTAAAGCGGTTTGCCAACTGAATAATGATGAGGCAAACTGCTTCCATACCGGGGTAGCGGCTTTACCCTCTGCTTTCAATGCTTTAAATTCTTTTCTTGCCTTCTGTAGTTCGTCAGCAAGCATCGGCAGGTTATTGCTAATTGCTATAGTGAACTGTTGCAAGCCAAATGCCAAAGATGGTAATTCCCTTGCCACCTGCTGCACCTGCACACTTAGGCCATTCCAGCCGGAAGCATAGTTGCCGACATTCCTTTGAAACCTCATTGAAGCCTGTTCTGCTTCGGAAAGTTCCTTTGTGACAGCTTGAATACTTGCTATCAGTTCTTTGCCGTAAGCCCCGTTACGCTGACCTCTCCCCAAAGAATCGTACAAGGCGTTAAGGTTACTCAGTTGCGCCCTCAGAGCCTTTATAGAACCTTCCTGCAAGTCCTGTACCTTTTTCGTGTTTACATACTCCTTTTGCAAGGCTCTCAGACCGTCAAGTTCTATCTTTCTTTGGGCATTGATGGTTGCAATCTCGTTCGCCTTTCCCTGTCCGGTGGAAGATATTCTTTGAGCCTCGGACATGGCTAACCACTCTTTCGTTAATCTCTTCGACTGCTTTTCAAGTTCTGCCAAAGAATCGGCTTCCGCTTTGAAGTTGTCCGTAGCTTTCCCGGTTTCTTCCGTTTGCTTTTGGGTCTGCTTTATCAGGTCGTCGGCTTTTGCGGCTTCTTTTGCCATCAACTGCACTTTGGAAAGGATGGATTCCAATTTGGAATATTCTTCTTTCAACTTTTCAAGCCTATTTTGTAATACTTTTATTTGTGGGGAATCTGAGGGCATCTTTTCTATCTCTTTCCTCAATTTCCCTATCTCTTTACGGGTCTGTACAAGTTTCTGTACGTCCGCTTCAAATGTAAATTTCAATCCTGCCATAACAATCAATTACCTAATTTCGTTTCTAATTCTCCATAAGCATGTCGAGCGGCACCACTCAAGACTTCAAACCCTTTGGATTCCACGAATGAAGCATAAGGCATACCATCTGCCAATATCAGCCCGTTCTGCGGCTTTTCTCCATTGTTGATAAAATTCTCGGTTTCTTTTCTGGCTTCCGCATGATTTCCGTCTGCCGGAACTTCCATCTTTATTATTTCCCCATCTTTAACCACCGCATACCCCGGAGCGTTCCGAAGGTTATGCGTATGGTTTTTATATTCTCCGTTTTCTTTGGCGAACCGCACCGCATCGAGTCCGATATCGGCAACGGTATCCCAAAGTTCGTCCTCCCATTTATCCACCTCGTCAAAACCGGATAAGTCTTTATCTATCTTCATTTGGGTTTGGCGGTTAAGAGAGAAAGATTTTCGGACATTGTTTGCAATTTCCTCAAAGAGGAAAAAATGTCTCCATAGAGTGTTACCAATACTTCTATGAGTTCTTCCTTACTACCTTTGGTAAACGAAAGTTTCTCTCCACAAAGAGCGGACAATCCTTTTGAAAGCGTACATTCATCTTTCTTGCTGAACGCATCTTCAAGGTTATTACTTGCCAATTCTCCAAGTATTTCATTGGCTTTGATAATGTTATTCACGCTTGGCGACTGCATCTCATAGACACGTCCACCGATAATAAATGTTCTAAGCATATTCTTAAATGTTATTCAATATTACTATCTTTATCTGTTTCCCAATATTTACGCCATAGAGCCGCTTTTTCTTCGTTTACACCGTCTTTTTCATACTTGGCTATAACTTCCCTCTCCGGTCGGAGTTCTGCCATTGCATCGCCCCAAATCATATTAGGATGTTCCTTGCCATCAACCGGAAATGTCTTACGAGCTTCGAGTATCACTATCTCGCCATCCTCAACGGTGTACTGTATGAAGTAAGACGGCTTAACGCCCTTGATATGGGCTAATAACTCTTTAACCTTATCTTTCATACTCATGCCTCCCGTATTTTCTCACGTATTCAGCAAACGAGGAATCCGTATCACGTTTTCCTGTTTCCTTATAGTAAGCATCTACATATTGTGTGCATACCTGCAACCACTTCTCAAATGCAGGCTCACCCGGTTGGCCGTTCTGCGCATCTATCCACAATTCTATAGGAATGTCCGGGTAATCTACTTGTCCCTTGATTGCGCCTAATATGGTATCAATCTTTTGTTGTCTCTCTTCTTCTGTCATTGGTTAGCCTTTTAATTCGTTCTACAATCTCGTTTACTACTTCATCCGGTGCAGCGTCCAGCAATTCAGTTAGCTTTTGATATTCAGCCTCCAATAGTTCTTCCGGGCTTACAGATTGCATCTTTGGCGTGACGTACTGCAAAAGGTTTGATATAACCCGAACACGTTCACCCGGTTCTAAATCATCTAAATCGTCCTCGAACTTTTGGCGGTTGTCGTCAATAACTTTTTGAATCCACTCTTTTACCGTACCCGAAATTCTGTTGGGCGTTCCTTTGGTTCTACCGCCCAGCCTCCCTTTTCCGTCACCTTTCTTTCTACCCATATTTTACTACTTTAGTTGAATTTAGAAAACCGGGTAGATCATCCGAAGCAGACCTACCCGGAATTGTGTTATACAATCTTGGCTAATATTGGTATCAGTTCTTTGATTGAATAGTTGGCCACACATGCACTCAACGTTCCACCATCTTCATGTTGAAAATCTGTATCCGGATCTATTCCATCAATACAGATAATAGCCTCTTCGGTAAGTGTATGGTCTGGATTTTGTGCATGATGAACTGTTATTTCCAAACTGCTGTTAAAGGTATCAAGGGTAATCCCTCCTTCCGGGACTGGCCCACTTGCCATTTTCAAAAGTTGAATGGCGAAATCAATAGTATCCTCCTTAGTCATGTCAATTGATAACACCTCGTTGTTTTCTACTCGGATATTCCCATTTTCGGAGAGCATAAGACACACGTGTTCGTCTACCGTACCTTGAATACTACTTTTGTCTACATAACCTACTTCAATTTGATGTTTCCCTGTTCCAAATACTGTTTTTTGTTTCATAATTCTGTTCTTTTAAAAATTAATATTGTTTTTACTCTAAAATATCGCTGTACTCTTATCTTGTTTGAGATTTTAGCCACTTTCTCCACAAAGACGAGCATCTATTACCTCGCATGAAAAAGTGGCTTAAATCTATTCTTTCCACACTTCACATATAAAACCTAACTCTCTTAACTCATTCATCCGGTATTCTTGTAATGGTCGAGGCTTTTCACCCGGCCGCTTGACTTCCACGAAGAAGGCTTTACCATCCTTCAGTACCAATAAATCAGGAATCCCGTTTTTATTCGTGAGAATCAGCTTCACTACGTAATAGCCTTGCGCCTCCAGTCGCTTTATGATACGAGCTTGTATTTTACTTTCCAGTTCTGCCATGACTATCTCGCTTTCTTATTGAACCATGAAAGGGTAAAGTCCTGCTTTCCGTGTACCGCATCCAATATCTTGCTTTCAATACCACAGTCAGAGCAAAGGAAGTAAACCTCTGCCGGTGCAGTACGTTCTTTCGATACAAGCCTGTTTCGTCCCTGCTCGTATGACAGGAAACTGAACTCCAGATTGAAGAATATCAAAGCATCGGCTGTATCAAGTCGAACTCCTTCACGTGCCCGGCGAACCTGTGAGATAAAAACCTTATCCGTTGATAATTGAAATACTTCCGGGCTATCCGTCCAGTTCTGGAAAACAGACTGCAATAACTCCGCTTCCGATTGGTACACATAGAAAAGTGCAACCTTTTTCCCTGCGAACTGCTTACAGACAAATTCAGCTTTGCTTTTGTCAAACGTCAAATGAAGCCCGTTTTCAGCAATTACCGTACCGGATGATAACTGATGTAGTTTGGTGAGTAACTTAGCCGGAGTGTCGCCTAAAATGGCATTTCCATCTATTTCTACCATCAAGTTGTCTCGCAAAGAAGAAATATACTTCCCGGTACATTCATTCATTGGTACTGATAACATATGCTCGTTTATGTTCACCTCAAATCCGGCTTGTTCCTGTGAGTAGCCGATGAACAAGTCTTTTGTGTCCCGGTCTATCTTCGCTTTGTCCGCATGGCTGTAGTCGTTGATGAAATAACCGTTCACTTTCTTCTGCTTCACGTTCACATAGGCCTTTGCCCACTTGTAGAAAGTCTTGTACTCTTTCCACGGAGAGGATGAACATACCCAGAATTGGTGATATAATTGGCTGTAACTTTCTGGTGATGGTGTGCCGGACAAATACAAGACGGGCAACCCTTCGCAAATGGATTTTATTTCCTGAGTTCGTTTGCTTGGTTTGGGGTATGCACCCAGCGAGTGAGCCTCATCAATAATCACAAGGTCGTACTTTCCTTTTGCTTTATGGCAACTTTCATAGTTGACAACATCCAACTTGAAAGACGGTTTCAATGCTTCATAATCAGTTTTAATACTTGGTATAGCCTTTAACTTGGTGATGAATAATACACTCTCAGCATCGAAGTTATCAGCGGTAGACAATGCCGTGATAGTCTTTCCCGTCCGGCATTCCATTGACAGGTAACAGCAGCCGAATGCCACCAGTTTATAGGCGGCTTGTGTGGCTATATTGTTTTGATATTCTCTTAATTTCATACGTTTACGTGAATTTGGTTAATAACTCCTATTTCAGTTGCATAAGCGAGAACTTCGCCTACTGTCATTCCTCTTTTTGCGTGACGTTCTCTAAGAAGTACATCGGCGACATCCCAGTTGTCCGGTAAACCTTCACACGCCCGACTTACGGTTACATCTATGCCATTACTTCGTAAGATTACTGCTTTTTCTTCCCATTTTGCCAACATCCCGGCATCAGGGTATAAGACTACTCTTTTACCGGATAACGGTTGATTAACGCTTGTTTCTGTCCATTTACACCCATTACATCCACCTGTTGCTATCCAAGTTATTTCAGGCATCAAAACAAAGCATATAAGGGCTGATTTTTCACTTTCGACAATTCCCACACGAGAAGCCTTTTTAACCAAATGGCAACCAAAGAAAGTTTGCTGCAGGTTGGCTTCATAGTTTCCAAGAAGCGTTTTTCCGGCAAACCAAATCTTATCCATCGGTCGGGTATCGGAAATGTACTTTTGAGCCTTGTCGCTCCATAACTCCGCTTGATCCTGTTTCTTCATTCGTTTTCCGGTGAAAGGATTATACGCCATTACTTTCAATTGACACAGCCGGCCTTTATCATCAATCTGGGGAAAGGTAGTTGCTAACCCATCGTTATTTCTCCAGTGCCGGGATGTTCCTACACGATAAGCATCAAAGACACGGTTTGCCTCAGCATTACCGAACTCTTTAGCCATGAACCGGAATAGATTGTTCTTGGCCCGGTGAGTATCAGTTGCCAATAATGAGGATGGCAAGTAAGATACAGGAATCACTTTTATAGGTTCTGGTTGTTTCCAAGTTGCGAAGTCGGCCCGGTCATTCTCCGGGTGTGTCTTGAAATATTCCGAAGGTGTCAGGTGATAGCCACAACGTTCACGGTTGCAACGTCCGCACGATTCATCAATAGGAACATTTCTTTCATCAACATAAAGAGTGAACTCTTTCTTGTGTCCACATTGAGGGCATGTGTGCCGGGTACTCATTCCGGCGTATCTTTGAAGATGATATTTAGATTCGTTCATATATCAAAAAGTTAGTGTAAATCACCCATTTTTTCAGTAAGTATAAAATACACTATAAAACAGGTGTATATTTGGTGTAAATTCAGTGGATATACGGTGTATTTGGTGTAAGTGTATGGGGCTATATATATAGATAGCCCCGTACACCTCCGTATATTACACTACCTAAAAAGGTAACTCCGAAGGTCTATTATCTGTCGTTGGGAGGTGATACATGCCTACCTCATTTTTGATAATCAGATTCTTTTCAGTAGCGGCAGACACCCTCTTTTTGGCAGCATCAATTTTGATATTAGCTATCTCCATTATCTTGCCGCACAAATCCGTATAGGAAATCGTATTGGGGAGTTTAGGCATAGCATCGGTGATAACCTGCTTTAACTTATCCGTCTTGGATTGTTTGCCAACATATTCGGTTGCTATCGGCAACCCTTCCGCAATAGCAAAAGCAAATTCAGGTGGTCGCATATCCCTTGTTTTCGCCCATTTACATACGGTTACATCTCCGTCTGCCTCTGCAAAGATTGCCGTTTCACACTTTCGTAGAGCTTCCGCCCCGAGATGTCCCCTGGCTTTCTCACTACCAACATTAGCGTGAATGACGGTCAGAATATGGCAATCGTATTCTTTGGTTAGTGCCATCAAATCATTAATCACCGATGTGGATTGTTCGGAACTGTTCGGGTCGGCTATAAGGTCACTCACTCCATCGAGAACTACAAAATCGGGATGATATACTTTCATGCACGCATCAAAAATCTTATGTCTCATTGGCGGTTGAAATTCCCTTAACATGTGAATGATAATATTCTCCGAGTTGATGTTGGTCGCAAGCCCGGCAATGCGGTGTAGTCTCCTGCCAATCTTAGCAACGTGTCCCGCCGCTTGTTCTGTATCAATCCAAAGTAGTTTTCCGCTCCCGTTGGGATTATCCAACCCCATACAACCATCTTCATTTAAAAATGAACCGGCAATACCCGAACAAAGAAAACTCTTTCTTGCACCCGGTAGACCAATAACAAACGAAAAGTTTCCTCGTGTACATACGGGCAAATCTCCTTTTGATACAAGCATTTGAGGGTCAGGGATATTCTGTGATAAGTCCAAACGGCTATTTTTGATTGCAGCCATGATATCGGATGGAATTTCACTAACAGGTTTTTCAAATTCGCTCACAATCTGTTTTATAGCCTCACTCATTATAACCTCCTTTCCCAGCCAACCAATAAAGCTTACAGCCATTAGGTAAACGGTAATCTACTATGTTCCAACCTTCATTATTACGAAGAACGGAGATAAGCTTTCGGGCATCATTTGTCCCTGCCAAAGAATTGAGTTCCTTAGCGGTAAACTTGCCACCGGATAAAAATAACTTTCTGACTGATTGGATAAGTCGTGCGGAATCAGTACCTTTGTCTCTATAATCGTGCCCAAGATATTTGGAGTTGTTCTGTTGATTTTTCATAGGGCAACTCCTTTCTTATTTGCTGAGTATAATGTCAATATCAGACTGTTTGTACAGTCGTTTACCTCCGACCTCTACGGGTGTCAGATAGCCGGTTTTACTCCATCTCCATAAGGTCGAGCGGTCAACATGTAACTGCTTACTTGCTTCATCTGGAGTGATATAGGTTCCTTTTTTCTTGGCAAGAATAGTGTTTTCTAATTCTTCTTTAGTAGTACGAATTAGATGATTCGCAAATTGCAATAGGTCATTTGCACCAATCGTTATTGATACATTTGTACCACTTTGAATGATTTCGTTTAAACTCATAATTTTGCTTTTGAAATTCGTCTTTCCCCGATAGGTAGCTACTGCTATCGGTTGTTTGACGTAAGCAAAATTATGACGTATGTGTTTTGTGTGCAACGTATTGCAACGATGTTTTGCGTGCCCAAATCTGCGAATATATTTGTACTTTTGCGGTACTTGTACAAATATATTCGCACAAGTAGACACGCATTCATGTGTTAAAGTTCTCTAATATGGCTTTTAACCTGCAATAATCTGAACTATTTTCCAATCGTTTTATATCCGATTGGGCTAAATTTATGGGAGTATAACGCTTATTTACGAACATCAATGGAACTAATATTTTAGCGTAAAACCACATCATTTCGCTTGAAAATAGATATTGTATGAAATATCTTAATAGCTGTCCGTTCTTCTTCCACATTATTGGTTTATATGGCACATCTTCTTTATACAGAGGTATACCGAATAGAACTCTAAAATATGCTAAGTTAGTATCATTGGCAACAAAACCATACCTCTTTAATTCATTCAATAAAGCTGCTGTTTTATCGTTGTTTGATAGTCTTGCAAAACTGAACGTAGTCCCTGATGTTATTAAATTGAAATATGATTGTATATCATGCAATGGTTTTTCTCTTTCTCTTTGTAATAAATCCCTATAATAAAACAAATCTACCTCTATATCATTCATATTTACAAGTTCTTTTTTATAATATTTTATTTCTCTATTTTGAGTTCTGAATCAACTCTATATTCTTCACATCCAAAAGCTGCACACATGAGTATAAAGCGTTCTTTAATACCCATATTGGTGTACCTTTCTACTGCACCGCTATTTTTAGCATGAAGCCCAGCAGCATATTTATTAACTTGCACCTTGTTCATCAAATCAACATGAGTTTTGCGAGCGAGTTTGCTGCTTGCGACTTCATAGATAGATTTATATTCGTTAGTTCCCAATGCCGTACTGAACATTGCTACTTTCCGGCTTATCTCACAGTATTCAAGTAGCTTTTTTATCTGATAATTGTACCCAGTCTCACCATTACCATCAGGGTAATAGGGTAGCAAAGCACTGTTTGACAGTTCACCTTTATATTTCATAATAATATCATAAGCAATGCGAATAATAGGAGTTTTTATCTCAGTACGTATAAGTCCATCCTTGTGTGTTTTTTGAGGTAAGTAATGAATGTAAGGTATTCCTTCTTCAATGCCAATATTATCAAAAGTAAACCGTCTAAAGTCTCCAATACGACATCCGAAACAGCATTGCACTATAAATAAGTCTTTTACTCGTTGCAATGATTCCGGACAATCTTTAGTCAAGACTGCATTAAATTCTGCTTTAGTCAGGAAAATCGGTTCATCGTATTGCTGCTTCATTATGGCCTCTTTCTCCTTTCCAATTTTGCGAAATGGAGACACAGGGATAATATCATTACTCTCAAGCTCTACCATGAATGCTTGAAGTAATAGGAGTTTTTCAGCTATTGTATTTTGACTTCTCTTTTTTGATGGTCTATTTCTGCTGTTCATGTCCACATATAACCCCGGATATTTATCCACTAATTTATATTCAGTGCGCAGGAACTCACGAAATTTAAGAATAGTATCTTTATTAAAATCTTCCACTGAACAACCATCAATGCCATTAATGATAAAGAATCGTGTTAGTTCCCGGATAATTACATCATAGTGCTTCTTTCTGCCAGCACCTATAACGCCAGTATCTAACCAACCATTAACATAACGCTGGAACATTTCGCATAGTGATTCTTTTTCGTGCGTGATATTATACTTTTCTGGATGGAGATGTTTATCAATTAGTTCCTCTAACTTCTCACTTGTTAATTCTTTATTTCCCCCATATAGTGACAGGACAAGATTCTTTCTTTCATTGATGGAAGCATTGAATTGAGTTCTTTCCTCTAATTTAATGACACTTTTTGCTTTGTATTGTTCGTTCTTTGCGTCCCAAATATTTGGTAATACCATTATTTCGGATTTATGGAACAATTGTACATTGCGCCCATCGGACAAACGGAATCTTACGTTTACTTCTTTGTCTTTTTTTTCAGTTCTAATAAAGGCTTTTACAGTGGTCATATATTTGCAATTATCGGTTGTGCAAATATACTAATATTGCACAACATATCTGCAATATTGCACAACTAAATAAAATGATATGCAACACTAATTTATTATTTCATGCTGATTATCAGTTGTATTAGTTAGAATATTATTTTTTTATATTTCAAAAATCGAATCGCTTCGGAATCACTATTAACATCCGGTAACAGTTAAATGTTATCGGATTTTTCTTTTAAATAGCTGATATTAAACGTTTTACTTTCGCCCCGTTTAACTTTTAATAACCTGCCTGTGTAGGCATATTTGTAGGCATATCCCCTCTACAGGCATAAAATAGGCATATAAAAATGACGGCAATAAGAGTTGTAAGACAAGGCAAAAAAGGCAAAACCGACCGGCTCCCCCTGTATGTGGAATTTTATATCAACCGTGAGAAAATAAGGATCGCGGTGAGGTTAAGTGTCACGTCCAAAGAATGGGACGAACAAAACGAAGTGATAAAAGGCCGGGACAAAGAAAGTAAAGACAAAAATTTAATCATCTCCAATATCCGTTCACGAGTAAGCGATATATTTGTCCGTGCCCGTCTTAAAAATGAGACGCTGACAAAAGAAAGTTTCTTTCGCCGGTATAACAATCCTTCCGATTTTGGTACCTTCTTTGATTTTGCACGGGTTTACCTCAAACAAATTAGCAAAACAATTTCTTTCGGTACCTGGAAACATCACGTTTCTATCATCAAGAAACTGGAAACATTCGCCCCCGGCCTTGTATTTTCAGAGATTACCCATGAATTTCTCCTGTCTTTCTTTGCATATCTTCGCAAAATAGGTAACAAGGATTCTACGGCATGGCGTAACATGGCTACTATCAAAATATATGTAGGTGCCGCCATACGCGGCGGTTATATGGAACAGGACCCGTTCGCGGCCATAAAGATACGCCGCCCCAAAAGCGAAGTCGTATACCTGACGGAAGAAGAGCTGCTCCGCCTGACCGCCTTGTACCGGTCCGGCCGCCTGGAAGAATGTACCCAGAACGTACTCCGCTTTTTTCTGTTTCTTTGTTTTACTTCTTTGCATATAGGCGATGCAAAAGCATTGCAGATAAACCAGTTCATAGGGAATGAACTACACTACACACGAGGTAAGACCAAAATACCGGTAACTGTACCCTTATCGGACCCGGCACGTTATATTTATGAATATTACCGGGCCGGACGTACAAAAGGTAACTTGTTTATGAACCTTCCCACGGATCAGGATATAAACCGGGTACTGAAAACTATAGCCGGTAAAGTAGGAATAACAAAGGATATCAGTTCAAAGACCGGACGGCATACATTCGCTACCCTGTATTATAAGAAAACACATGATATCGTAACGCTATCCCACCTTTTGGGGCATAGTTCTATAACTATGACAATGGTTTACGCACATGTTCTGGAGGATGAACGCGAAGTGGGAATACACGCCTTTGATGATATGTTATAACCCCAAAAGCGAAAGGGGGAAACGTGTTTTCCGCTTCCCCCTTTCGCTTTTCTACTCCAACGTATAAACACTCCAGTCTATAGCCTTTTTAAGTTCCCAGCCTTCCTTTTGTGTCTCCTGTATATGTTTCACGGCACCGGTGTAAAACTCTTGTAGTTGCTGCATACTTGCAAACTCGTAAAACGTCGGGTTGTCTTCTTCCCCGAGCTTGAAAGTAACAGGAAGGTTTTCCCCGCCTGTCTGCAAGGCAAGATCGTACGCCGTCTTATAATTCATCTGGTTCTCCATGGAAAGCCAGACTTTCAGTCCGTTCCATACGTACCCGCTTTCGATCGTGTCGGTTATCTTCCGGTTATACCATTCATTAATAACCACCTTGATTTCTGCTAGTGCGGGTAGATGATCGAACGTCTCTTCCATGTAACTACGTTGCACTCCTTCGGGTGTCTCTGTTTCCTGGTAATCCCACGTAATACGCCAGATTCCCCGGCGGCGGTTGGTGCATCTTACCGGTTCCGCCTTGCTGTCTGCATAAATTCGTATCATTTCAAGTAAAATGTATAATTATCAATCCTTTTTCACTTACTTCACCTTCGCAATGTGCTTCAAAAGGCAGTTCTCCGTCTCTTGCCGCTGATTCACAAATGAAAAGGGTTTCCTCCAGACTGGTAAAATACTTTCTCTCCTTGCCGTCGAGTTCCAGCTTTATAACAGTCCGGTTTCCGTTTTTCGTCGGAACATCCTTTTCATAATCAAGTACGATCACATCCTTGTTCATCAGTTCAGGCGACTTAATCCTTGCCCCGGTAAATCGTTTCCGTCCGTCTTTAGGCTTGTACTTGTAGCCCAAATCTTTTAATTTTTTCATTTTCTTTCCTGTTAGTTTATAAAATAAGTTCTTGCAATCGGCATGTTTTGTAAGCCCGTAAAATGAGGCGGTCAGCTCCTGCCTGCGTTTCCTGCTTTTAACCTTGTGCATCTTGCGGGCGAACTTCTGTTTGTTACGCTTCCTTAACCGCACATGATCCGGGCGGGTTACATATCCCAGGAAGTCGATACCTTCGGTGATCGGGAAAACGGTATCATTACTTTTAATCTCCAGGCGGGCTTTTCTGGCCTGTTCATGAATGATATCCCTAACCTTCCAAAGGTATTTCTTACTACCGGAAAGCACCAGACCGTCGTCACAATACCGGTAATAATGTGCTACTGCCTCCTGATCCTTTAACCGATGATCCAGGTAAATAGACAGAAGCAAATTACAAAGCCCCTGTGATGATCTTAACCCGATACTTACGCCTTTAGGCATCATGCGGATGCACTCTTCCAGGATTCCGATCAATATTTTATCCTTGAACATCTTTTTCACTGCATCCAGTAAAACGTCCTGGTCTACGCTCTCATAGAATTTCGTTATATCGAACTGGTACCCGAACAGGGTTCCTTCGGGATCAGCCTTTATATCTTTAACGATATACTGTAAAAGGTCATGTGTTCCCCTTTTTTTAATGGATGCGGAAGTAGTCCGGATAAAACGTACTTTTAAATGCCGGTCCACCACATTCATAACGGCGTTAAGAACGATCCTGTCTTCTAGGGAAACCGATTGTACGGTCCTTACTTTCGGCCCGTCGTCTACGGTCATCTCCCGATATCCTCCGAGCTTGAACCGCCCACTTTTGATCCGCTGTCTGATCCTTTCTACCGCCTTCGGGACATCCGCCAGTATTCGACGCCCGGCAAAGCTGCGCTTTCGTTTTCTTTTGCGCAATACCGTTTTTATGGCGTCCTCTATATTGGAGTCCTCGACAATCTCTTCTATAATATTATCTTCTCTCCACATGATAATTAAATCAGCCTTCAATTCTCCGGGCCGGGCTTCTTCGAAAAAAAGTTCCTACCAAACCCCATTGCCCTGCGCTTTATTTTTCCCCTTTCCAACCGTAAACGGCTGCTGTTGGCGAGGCTCATTCCTCTTGGCTCCACGCCGGGGACACGTCCCCACTGTTGTACGCCAATCTTTAAGGCTTATGCGCTTTTTCTTTATTCTAATTGTTTGCAAGGCGAACACCGATGTTCGCGTTCGTGTTCGATGAATCGTTATTCGCGTTCGCATACGAAACACCGCCCAACGCGTTCGCGTTGTTGTTCGACCGATACACCACACGAGTGTATATGAGGAAATCCGCCTTTGTACTTTCAAGAAGCACCGGCGCCCGTCTTACTTTCCGGACGCCCGCGCTACCCGCACAACGCTTTACGTTGCTGTTTTTTATCTTAATCAGCCTGATTTATGGCTTTAAAGGCCGCGACGCTGCCCGCCCAGCGTATGATGCCCCTGAAGGCAAGGCGAACACCGATGTCCGCGTCCGCGTACGATGAACCGCTATACGCGCCCGCACACGAAACACCGCCCAACGCGCCCGCGTAGCTGAACGACCGACACACCACACGAGAAAGCCCGGTACCCACATAGAACCTGTCGAACCAATGTGAAGAAGTGGAACCGCCTTCTTTGGCTGCAATCAAATCCATATACCGGCCCCAAACCATGTGGGTAGGATAAATATCCGCATTATAAACAGTAATTCCCTGTACAATACGTTCCGTCCCGTCCGGCATAGTAATAAACCACCTTCCGTCCACTGCTGTCTTGTTTACCGTGACATATTGCAACCATTCCGACTTGTTTCCCTGGAAATTCTCATACCCCAGTACATTGACGGACTGATAATTTACACCGTCCCGGTAAGCACCTTCCGCCTGTGGATTGGAACCGCCTTTTTCCTTATAATAAGAAACCGTATCACGCATCCCCAGCGCATTTGTAAGGCCCGTCACTTTCTGGTAATTGCCTGTTCCATATCCGCAAACTCCCTGCGAATCGGTATTACCGTACTTAAAGAAATGCAGATTACCCGCATCCTTGTGCATTTCCCAGTCAAACAGCTGGAAACCTTTGCCCCGGTTCTGGGCGTATTTGACTGCCTGGCTCTGTGAAATGGTTGCCACACTTGAAACACCACTGACAGAACGTAACACATCATCAATCAGGTAGGCTTCATAAGCACCGCCCAGACATTCCGTATGCTCTACCCAGTCCGGCTCGATCGCTTCCACACTTTCCGACGTTGTAAGTAAAACGAAATCGAAGGTCGCCGAATTAAGGAAGGTAAAGGCCAGTTTCGTTGCCCCTGCGGGAACGGCACAAAACAGGTACATACCATTGATAAAACCATTTGCGTTTGAAACGCTGATCCGACTTACTATCTTGCCCGTATCATCTATAAATACAGCCCCGTAAAGAGTGGAAGCCAGACCGGGAAAACGAACCTGCTTGTAATCCCGGACGTCCACCAGGGCGAACGATCCGGATTCGTATTCATTCTTCGCCTCTTCAATGGTCGTATAATCCGTATTCTTACGAATCCCGATCCCCTCCGTTACATCCAGCTCTTCGCGGGTAAATTTTACACTGGTATACCCTGCCGCTGCCGGCGCATCCTCATTGTTTGAAATAAAACCGTAAAGACATTGGTTCAGCACGTCCGTTACTCCCTTGTACCAGTAATGAGGCTCATATACGTAAACTTCGCCTTCCGATCCGGTTAATACTGCATCCGTGGCGTTTTCCACGCTGTCACTATCGGCGTATTTGTTCCGGCTTTCATCATGAAGCGGATAACAGGTCATTTCACCCTCCGCCGTCTTTTTGGCCAGAACGCAATGCCTTTTCGCCAGCACTTCCAGGATATGGGAAGACGGGGTAAATTCCGTACTATAATCATATCCGGTGGAGTTATCCAGGTTTGTAATCTTTTCCCCGTCCTCTACCGTCTGGTCTATTTTTATGCAGACAAACTGCGGCTGAATGATATTCAGTTCCGGGAAATGAGCACAGGTGGCGGCATACTCTTCGTCCGACATGGACTGGGTAAGCCGGTACGTACCTACCAAGCGGCACGTCTGCACGTTTCCCCCGTCTTCATCAACGCCGCCCATTGTCATAAGCCCGCGAAGCAAACTTCCGTCCCCGTCCATATCTATACCGGTAATTCGTAGGTAGTTGGTCGCGCTGCATTGCTGTAACAACGTGTTCCAGTCGATCAGGCTACAGTTATCAATCACAAGGCGTGTGATATTTGCCGTGCCTTCCAGCTGCAGCCCTTCATTGGTTAATTTGTTCAGGTACCGGAGTTCCAGCGTCTGCAAAGTTTCGGGAAGGACGCAAACGGCCAGAGGCGCACCGCCGGCGAATGTCACACCGGTAAGGGATGTATCACCGGCCAGAAAGGTTTCAAGTTTGGTGTTGCTTGAAAGGTCCATACCGGTAAAGGAAGAGGATTTAAGCCCGGATATGTCGAGTTGTCGAAGGTTACGGCAATTACCCACCAGAAGGGCGTTAAGTGTCATCTGTCCGGCCTCACAGCTGACATTCAGTTCACGCAGGGCCGTACAGTTGTTCAGGTTCAACGTGCCGACAATGGCGTGGGCTACATCCGTCAGGTCAAGCCCGCGAATACGGCTTGCACCGTAGAAATATTGCGGATCGTTTACTATTAAATCCGTGTCCATTGTCAGTTCCACCACACTACCGGCCGTTTCTGCAAGTACCGCGCTTTGGTGCGGTGTTCCGGACGTGTACCCGTACCCGTAATAGTACCGTTCAGAGGCTGTAATCCGAACTTTCCGATTATCGCTGCCGAACTTGTACCCGAAATAAGCCGCGAAGCTGTCACGGCGGTAAGTACCGGCCACATACTGACTATCCAGAAGAGCGAAACGGTTTTGAATGGTATAAGTACGGTGTGCGTAACGGCTGCCCTGCAAGGCATACAGATAATTATAATAACTGGTTCCGCTGCTGGTTGTCACACCTTCGGTAAGCGGAAGGATATATTTATACTCCGAATCCTTGTTATAAATCCGCTCGCACCAGTTGCCCATTTGTTCCTCGTTAAATACTTGCAGGACATATTCAAGGCTCATATTGCTACGCAAGGTTTCCGCCACTTCACGCAATTTGTCCGGACAAGACCGTACCAGTTCCCATAAAACGGAATCATGACCGGCAAAAGCATAACTGCCGATACTATCGTCAAAACTTTCGTGGGTAATGGTATATTCGTATTTCAGTACCGAATCGTTACGCACTCCGAGTAACGTATCCATATCATAAGGAAGGAAATACCAGATCAGGCCGTCCCAGGTCGCCAGCATCATATTTTTTGCCCGGTTATCCACGGCCATAAAGTAATCGGTAATCAGATACCAAGCAAACGGACTGTCATTACCGAAATACTGGTTATACTCCTCCAAGAACTTGGAGGGATCGTCTTTACATGAATCAATCCAGTTCCAAATCCTTATAACTGCTGCCTTATCCTCCTCGTGTGCATCCGCCCAGGTAGTATCCGCCTTGAAACGAAATTCCAGCGCATCATCAAAAGAAGACATGTCGGTAGTCCCGAACAAACAAAGGGCCTCGGAGTTATTCAAGAACTCCAGGCAGATACATTTGTTACGTTGCCCGCTCAAAGCCGCTTCGTCGTTGAATCCTTCAATTCCTTCAAAACCGTAAATGATCTCACTTCCCGACTTCTCATTATTGAAATTGTATTTTCCCAGATAAGTATTCGCACCGGTGCCGTCGTTGTCATAAAACAGGTCCATAGGGAAACCGTCTACGCCTATACGTACGTCATATTCCCCCTTATATGCAGCCTGCGGCGGTGTCAGCCACCCGCACTTCTTCCAAACGTCGTTCACAATACGCACCGCACCGGTATTATGTGTACCGGAAGAATCGGAAAAGTCCGCTTTCAAACAGAATATACTGATCGGCCGTGCCCCCGGTTTGAAACAGTATTTCAGGGACGGCACATCCACGCCGTTAACTTCCAGCGTGGTACCGTATTTGTCGCTGCGGTCAAAATATAACCGGTAGTTCTTACGCGGATAAGTGGTGGATGATGTACCCTGTATTCTTAGACCGACATTCCTTGCTACAAAATCATACTCCTTACCGTACGGGCTATAAAAATAGACATCGACCGGGACCTCGAATTTCTTGTTATTGGTAGCGTTGACAAGGTTCACGTCACCGACGATCCGCATAACCGCCTTTCCCTGGGCGCGTAGCTTGTCTATGTCGATATCCGTACCGTTGTCCCCCGTAACATCGTTCCTTTCAAATAACAGGACCATTTCGTCCGACGTAGTCCGGTCTACCATGTAATTGTTCAATTCTTCATCATCCGTAAGCGCACGGTTGTAAATACGGAAATTCCTGATCTCCACATCCGCCGTATCACTGAACAAACGGATGTTCACCGGTTCCGCCTGCAGTAGTCCTTCGGTAGCCCCATACTGCACCGCTCCGGAACGTATGCCGTTTACATAAAGTTCCAGTAACCGGTTGCCGGCTTTATTTCCTATAACAAAGGCTATTTTCAGGTTCATGTCGCTTGCAAACTTCGTGCCTACTTCCGTACCGCCAGAAACGCGCATAAGAGCCTGCTCCGTTGTCATCTGGAAACCGATATCACCAGCCATACAGTCCAGTATCACCCCCTGCCGGTCCGTTACCGACGAACAAAGAATTTCCATTTCGTAGGTAGCCCCGGTAGTGGTTGCATCCGTGGAGAACGGCCGGTACCCTATTTCAATCTTCGCGCCTCCCGTAAGTTTCAGGGCGTCACCCGTCCAGCCGTTACTGTTCCAATCGAAACCCGCAAACGTCGTATGTATGTCGCCATAATCCCAGGCTCCCGGATCGGATTCACTGTTACTCCGCCCGGCTGCCGAAAGTTTCAGTACAAGCCCGGCGGTAGTTTCCTGCAAGTCGATACCGCTTTCGCTCACGTCGATATAAAACGGGTATTCCGTGGCTCCCGTCTTAAATTTCATATTGATCTCGCCCTGCTCCGTAAAACGGTTGGTATATGTCTGCGTAGTACGGGCCACACTGACAGACTGCGTTTTCACCCCGTCCCGGTAAACGTCCATTTGGGCCGGCGTCGCATCGGGATCATAAGCCACAAAGTCAAATTTCACCTGTTCATACTGCCCCGCTTCCAGGCGCGGAACAAGATGATTCTCCGTAAAAATACGACCGTCCGGGAAACTTATCATCGTGCCGATGAACGGTGCCGTTCCTCCGGATTTCAGGATGTCGATGTAGATACTTTCAGACTTTAACACGAGATCGGCGGAAACCTCCATTTCGGCAACCATTTGAACAGTATTCCGGCCGGTCACAAGCGAAGAGGGGGACAAACTGAAACTGCCGTTTGTCGTTCCCGATCTTGTAATGGTGTGCGCGTTCTGTTGCTGGCCGTTCAGATAAAGCGTGACGACCTTTGTTCCGGAACCGCTGACGGCATAAGGGATATTAATCGTGTCGGCCAGAGTATAACCGCCTGCGGCTATGGCCCCGGCCAGATTGTAAGAGCTGGTAAGGGAAAGGCTAACAACCTTCACGGATGTATACGCCTGCCGGGTCTGTTTCTTGCCGGTAGTCGGATCGGTTGTGGTTGCCACTACGTAAATATCGGTATTCCCTACAAGCAAGTAACTTGAAAGGTCCAATTCGTAACTGCCTTTGGAAACATCGCTGACCGTCTGGGAATACATGGTAGTTGTTCCACGCCTGATCGTAACGGTGATATCTGCCTTTTGCCCGGTAGATTCCCCCTTTTCGTCCCCCGTGGTGTACTGGTGATCGTACGTATAAGTAAGACGGGCGTTTCCGCCTTCCTTTATGATCGCATTATCTACAGCCGCATTTAAGACAATTTTAGTAGCCACCGTTTCGCCGGAACCTCCGCCGGAACCGGCCGGGATATCCACGGCGGTAATTTCCGCACCGCTTTTATTCTGGAAAGACAGACGGACGGATGTTTCATCCTCGCTTACCTCCGCATTTACATTGAACAACGTGGAAGCGTCCACCTCGTTAAAACGGGCGGTTACAACCTTGTTTTCTACCGGATTGGTGGAATCTAAGGACAAAGTTTCGTCCACTTCCAGGATATCCACGTTTACATTCACATTACCGGCCGCGTCCGGTGTCTGCTTCTCGCCGTTTACCGTTACACTCTTTACCGTTCCTTTGCCGCCGAACTCTTCCCAGCTCGCCTCCTGATCCCAGACAGCCGGATCGGTTCCGGTAAATTGCCACGTCTCCCATTTGCCGAGCGATGTTTCAAAAGTGATAACACGCCCCCGGCCGCGCCACTTCTCCGGTACTGCGGCAATGGCGGAAGCCAGGGTATAGAAACCTTCCGTAAGCGGCACACTACCGGTTACGTTATAGGTATTCCCGCTGTCTGAACCGCCGCTGCCGAAATCCTCCCATTTTTCGACATTCTCAAAATCCGTGTCCGGATTGCCTTTAAATTGTTTCGTCACCCAGCCGTCGGCAGTAAGGAAAGAAAGGATCACGCCGTTTTTCCGGACATCATCAATTTTCCCCGCCGTTTTCAATGCTGCAAACACTCCCGACAGGTCATTATAAATGCTGCCGGCGTTCAAAAGGTTGTTTACATTGGTAAAGGTGGAAGACAGACGCCCGGCCGTCTGCTGCAACTCCTGTTTCATTTCGTCACGGTCTGCCTGCAACGTGCTTATGTCATCGGAACAACTGCTAATATCCTGGGACAGACTTTTCAGCTTTCCCCAAAGGGAACCGTCTTCACTTTCCGAACCGTCTTCACTGCCGATACGGGCGTTAATATCGGCCAGCAATGCGGCAAGCGAATCACTGTCTTTAAGCCCGTTCAGAAAATCAAGAATTTCGTTAAAGTTGTCGATTGCCTGCGAAGCGTTATCACCGACAAGCCGGTCGATACGTAGAGAAACGGCGTCGATAGCCTTCTGCAATGCTGCATCGGCGGCAATGCGGGCGGCTTCCTCCGCCTCGACTTCCTTACCCTGGGAAACCAGTTTCAGGTGTTCGTTCAAGAAGCCAAGAACCGCCGCCACCATTTGGTTAGTAACGCTTTCCGCGTCCTCCGCGGTTTCAATGACTATAATAAGATCATCGATATACTCCTGTGTTGCCATATAGATACATTAATTAAATTGTTTGCTGAACTCTTTGGAATGAACCCGCGGTTTCCGGTAGCCGCTTTCCGTGATTTCTCCCGTCCAGTTGGACTCCTTGTCGGCAAACGTGAGTTTTAACGTCACGTTCTGCGGCGCGTCCGGACGGACACGGTAAGAAAACTCTTCCGCCGAAGGAATTACCTTGATCTCTTCCTGACCGTAACCAGACAGGTAGACATCATCAGAGGAAAGCAGGTCAAGAAGAAAGCGTATTTCTTGCGGGCGTTTGAATCCCGTCTTAATCGTTACGGCCTCCTGTATCTCCGTCCGTATGCGATCCGAATAATAATCATCGGTAATTTCATCGTAACGCCGGAAAACAGCGTCTTCGTCTTCATCCATGCCGGGAGTTACGCTCGCCTCGCCTTCCAGAGAAAACACCTCGTAAACCCCGTAACTGTTCAGGAACCGGAGCCGGTAACGCTCGCGGACCGTCGGGCTTTGCTCGATCCCGATCCGGAGAGCGAACATATCACCGCTATACACGTCAAAAAGGTTGGCCAGTACCCCGTAATCGGTAAAGAATTTAAGTCTTACGGCCTCCAAGTTCAAAGCGCAAAAGTTCTCCACCCGGCCTGGCACTGCAAGGCTTTGACCGGTAAGAAGTTCCGTTATTTTCAGCTCATGTTCCGGATAAATGAAACAGAGCGGGTAAAGTTCCGTCTCGCGCATCGTTATACGCCAGTCATTGCTCCGGGTGGTAAAGAAGAAATTGCAAGATTCATTCAAAAACTTCAAAGAAAAGATATTATTACCCTCTTCATGCAGTTTCTTGAAAGACCGTTTGCCGATACCTCCACGCCAGGCGGCTAAAACCAGGGTTGCTGTTTCCGCTTCTTCATTCTGCATGATAATCATGATAGTAGCCTTGTTATAGCAGCCGGAAGAAAGGCTTATCAATATATCACTACTTCCACTTAAAACGGGGATATCCTCAAACACTGTATCCAGAACCTCGGCAATATTTACTTTGAAACTTCCGTTACCGTTGCCGGTAAATAAAGACCTCCGGTATTCAAAGTTTAAACAGTGCATAATATTATATGTCACCATAGAAGTAGTTTCTACCGAAAGATAAACAGGGTTTCCGGTAAAGGCGTTTTCCGTCGGATCAATACTTGCTATCAAACTCATAATTTAAAGGTGTTAACGATGAATATTCCGTTAAACTCACTCTTATTTTCAAGCCCGGAAAGGAAGCGGTCGCGCTGATCCGTGGCAGACGTCAGGAACTTGTAAAAGTCCGTGAGCTTCCCCGAATGATTTTCCCTCCAAAGCTTATAAAGCTCCGTCACCTGTAAAGACGACGGGGCAAGTACGATGTTATTCTGCTTTTCCATGGTGCAAAAGTTGGGTTTATGAAAAGAAGAGTAAAGGACGGGGATTAACCGGAATATATAACGGAGATGAACTCCCCTATATACGAAAGGGTAAATGTTTTATTATAAGTTCCGGTAGTTGCCTCCGGATCATTCTGTATATAATTTATATTCACTCTTAACTGGAACTGGTAATCCCTCGTCAGCGTATCATTTTCAGAGGTAGGCGGATTTTCTATTATATAATCATCCGTCTCAGGATTTGTAAAACCGTCCGTTATGGTCCAATAGCGTTCATTCTCAATAGTAAAGCCTAAACCTTTCAAGTAGTTCAATACCTCCTGCTTTTTATTCTCTTGCACTTCCGCCTGGGTATTACGAACCAGTTTCCAGACATATAAAGTACTACCGAAATCTTTAATAAAATGTTCTTCATCAAGATTATAGGGAGCTATTAACCGGAGTGTTCTTAATGTCAGATCGACAGGTACAATCTTATTTGCCGGAAGCGAATAAGAAAGTCCGTCAAAAAGCAAATATTGTCCCCGCAGGGCTACAGGTGTCAATATATCCATGCTCATAAGTTGGTGGACTGGTAACAGGGTATTTGCTTCTACCTGGTTGAAAGAGTGTCTTATTATGGCATCGTATTTTTTCCAGAAGTTTATAAACAGGCCGTTCTTATATTGAAATAAAAGCGATATCGTATGTTTACTTCCGTCTTTTAATACGACTTCCTCACCCTCGGAAATATAAGGCAACACAGAACCGAAAGGATATTTACTATTCTGTGAGGATGTAAACGCAAACACGAAGGATAACGGTGTTTCCACTTTCTCCGAATCTTCATCATCATTATTGGAGGATGTCTTAAGATACGTGTAACGGTGTACGTAATCGGCCAGATATTGAGGGGAAAGAATATCATTCGGGGCAAAATCCATTGGAACGCATTCGTCGTCGCTGGTTAATTCGTTATCTTCAATACTGTCGCTTTTCCGGTCCCAGGAAAAGAAACTCGATGAAGAATAAGTAAGACGCTTGTTGTCTTCATCCCATTTGAACCAGCGCCCCGTTGTTTCCTCATAATTAAGGTGTATCACCCTTTGGGAAACGTCAACTCTCGCCAAGCGGGCCACTTCCTGATCCTTTAAGTAGTCTTCAAACCGTTCAACAGAGGGGGTCGCACCGGTAAAGGAAGTTTTGGCCGATAACTTCATTTGCCGGGCCGTTTCATAAGTTATTAAAGGTTCGTCTGTCAGGTTACGGGATAAATCAATGTCCGGAACATCATCCACAATATCCCGGATCAGTCTTAAAGTGGCCGTTTTCGTATCGGAAGAAACATTATAAACCAGTCCGAAACGTACATACAGGGCGTTTAAAAAGTCCTCTACCGTACAATCCGGCATTAAATCAGCGTAAGAAAGCTTTCCTTTAACACAACAGTCGGCCGCATTATTCAAGATTACCAGATTATAAAGTTGTTTATCCGTCTTAAAAGGATTTTCGATTATGGTATATCCAAATTCAGAAAAAACAAGTTCCAGCACACGCCATACATATAAAAAGGCCGTTACGCCGTAACCTTCCGGAAGTGTTACGGCAGTTGGAGTTCCATTTACTAAGAAAGTTTCCGTTCTTGCCTGATAACGTAACCGATAAACTTTACTTCCTTCTGAAACAGGCGTGATATAATTCAGGTATTTGGGGTAAGACTGGTTATCTTTCGAATCGTTACCGGTCATAATCTGGAATACGGCATAATCAGTCTGATAACCTCCTAAAACTTGTTGCAAATGCGCACAAAGGGAATTTACGCTGCTATATTCCTTCACCGGTAATGTAATGGCGTTTAATTTCTTTGCTTTCCAGGCACTGTAGGCTTCCGAATTGTCAAAGCCGATGTTAAGGGTAATACCCTCTTTTTTACCGGCGGAAACAATATTTATCTTCCCGGTACGCTTATATACCCCGTCCAATACCGTACATGCCTGATCTTCATTCATCGGCTTTACGCCCATGTCGAGCCGGTGGGCAAAACCGGTTATTTTAGCATTGTTACCGGTACATGGAACCGTGACCGGTACGGTTTGTGATCCCCGGTCGTTCATGACGGGGGATTTCTCGTCAATCTGTACGGTAAAGTCACCCCCTAAATCCAGATAACCTTTGTTCGTCTTAATCTTTAGCATAATGATTACTTATTTTCCGCGTGTAAAGGTGTCGCGGGCGTTATCTATGGTTTCTTTGGCCTTCTCCAAATCCTGGTAAACGATATAGGCCTTTATCAATTTGATAGCCTCACAGGAGGCGCGAAGCTCCTTTGCTGCTTCCAGAAACTCCCGGTAGGAAGAATCACCTGCAGGGGAAGTGACGTAACCGCCTTCATAATATTCACCCGGATTCTGTGGTAACGGGTTGGCATTGGTACGCTGCCGCCTGATCGCTTCGATAGTGCTAACGGCATCGATCACTTTAGGATTATTCATTTCTGGCTGTGGTACCACATATTCCCCCTTATGAACTACGCCGGCCACTTCATAACGCCCACCGGGACCGGTGTAACCGCCTTCATAATACCCGCTTCCGGAAGAACCGGAAACAACACGTTCAGCCGTGGTGGTTTTGCTGCCGGTGGTGTTTTTCAAGGACATGTTTTTAATCCTGTCCCGTTCTGCTTTGGCCGATGCAAGCTGGGCGGCACCGGTAGCCGCAAGCATTACTGCAGCAACGGTTCCGGCGATCGGCCCGAGGTCCGCGTACGCCTTCATAATCGAAACGGCCGTATCTGCAATGATCTGGGAACACTTGATAGCAAAGTTTACATCCGCATACTTCTTTTGAATCTCCAGTTTCTTGTTTTCCTTCTCTTCTTCCAGGGCGGCAGTATCTTCCCCGTTGTTCTCGGCTTCCTGTATGAGAACATCGTATTTTGCTTCCACCTGGTCGATTTCGGCCTGTTGAATGGCTTCCACCATGGAAGAGGAAAGACCGGAATAATAGTCAAAGTATTTTTTAGCGTTATTCATCTGCATTTGCAGCTTTTTACGCTGGTATGTCTTTTCATCTATTAATTCCTGATCGTGCAGATTCTTTAACAGGGCCAGTTCATTCTGGTATTCCTGTGCCCATGATACGCCGATCTGGGATTGAATCTGGTATAAACTATTCTGGTATTCAAATTCAAGCTGGCTAATTTCCTGTTGTTTCTGCTTCTCCAAACCAACGGTAGAAATCCCCGCCTGTCTTGCTATCTCAATTATGGCATTATAAGTCGTTTCTACATCCTGAACCTGCTTCCGGTGTGCCTCCTGCATACCGGTTATTCCTACCGGAACGGAAGTTATTTCACGTACTTTTTGAGCAATGGCCGCCTGGTCACGTAGTAGCTGCATTTCGGTTTCACGTACGGCGTCGGCCGCTTCCGTAACGGTATCTATACGTTTTTGTTTACTGGTGATCTCCAAGGCGTTTACATCATCCAGATAAGTACGGTTTATCTCCAGGAGTTCTGCGGCGTGCTCCGCTTCAACTTCCAGCATATAGGCGTCGGCGGCTTCCTGCGTGATACTTTGGTTTAATACCGCTTTTTCCATGGTGTCCTTCTGGACATTGTAATAGGCGGTTTCAATCTTTAACCGTTCATCCCGTTTCTCCTGTACCAGTTTTATACGGGCGTCCTCCTGCTTGCCGGTTTCCGTAAAAATGGCCGTCTGTGCTTCTGTTTCGAGCTTGTGGATTTCATCGAGTAACTTCTTCTTCTGGGCCGGTGTCTTTGCTTCCAGCTTCTGGAGTGCGTCGATACGTTCCCGATAATAGCGAAGGTTTTCCGCCGTTCCTTCGAGAATATACTGGGCTTCCGTCTTATTTTCCTTCTCCCGGTTCTGTTTGATTAGAAGCATACGTTTTTCGTGCTCGATCTCCAGAGGTTTTAACGTGGCGTCCGTTTCCGTATTTTTATACTCCCCGGCTTCCGCCTTCTTTTTGACCTTCCCCAGTTCGTTTAAACGTTTTATTTCGGTGTCGATACGTTCTATTTCCTTGTTTTTCTTGGCGATATTCGCTTCGCTGTCTTCTGCCCACTGTTCTTGAACCTTTTTCTTTTCTGCCTCCAGTTTCTTTATGAGGGATGTTTCAGTATTTATATTTTCTTTATTGGTTCCGGTTAATGAAGTGGCTGTCGCCTCTGTTTTTAAAATATCATTATTGATCTGGGCGATTGCTGATTCTATACCGGCCAAATCCTTCTGTGTTGTCTGTAGGGCTTTCAACTGGTTAGCCTCTTTTTCCGTACCAAATAAACGGCTTATTTTAGCGGTAAGACTGTTCCGGTTATATCCTGACAATGTATTTTGCTGGCGGGTGTCCCAGTAAGCGTCGCTTTGCTCTGATTCCTGGCTTTCAAGGTTCCTTTTTTTCTTGTACAATTCTTCCAGTTCCTCCTGGTAAGCTTTCAACTTGATTTGTTTTTCCAAGGAAACTAAATATTGATCTATGGCCTCCTTGTTGTTGTTTATGAGCCTGCCTTCTTCATTCAATTCCGCATTATAATCCGGTATCAGTTCTTTTAATTCTGCGAGCCTTTGTTTACGGGTGTAGTTGGAAAGGTTCTCATCATTGATAGCAGCCACAAGAGTTTTTATTTTTGCTTCCTGGCTGGAATATTCTTCATTTACTTTCTTTACGACTTCCTGGTGGGCCTTCATCGCCGCCGAAGCTTGTTCCGTCTTCTTTGCAAGCTGGTAGATAGCAACACCGGCTGCCACGAGTAACGCGAGCAGGGCCGTATATGGATTCTTCAAAAGTTCGATCCTCATTAACCGAAGTGCAGCGGTACATCTGGTAGTATTCTTGTGTAATAGTGCCTGGGCTGCCGCATAAGTCAGAGTAGCCGCCCGGCTGATATAAAGCTGTACGGCGTGCACTTTCTCTGCAACGACCGAAGCAAAGGTCGCCGTTTTAAAACGGGCGTGCCACATGGTAGCGATTTTCAGTCCTCCATAGTAAGAAACCAGATAAGCGGTAACGGTATAAGTGACAACACCCCATTTATTAAACATGTCAATCATACCCCCTACACCTTCCACCATAAGCGTAACAAGGTCTATTAAATCCCGGAGAATACCCTTCGATTCATAGAAACGTAAAACTACCCCTTCGATAGTTGAACTTAATGTATTAAGGGAACCTTGTACATTATCACCCATTTCTTCCGCCATGGCGTTAAAGGCATCTTCCGCATCTGTGACAGCATCACGGAGGGCCAATATAGTATCAGGAGCATTTAAAAATGTATTGAAGGCAGCAACAGAACGTTTATCGGTTAATTCCAGGGCCTTATTCAAGTCGATACCTTCACTATTCAACTTTTTCAATCCCTTTACCAGATCACCCAGGTTATTTACTGGGTTACCTAAGGCAATCGCCAGTTTACCACTGCTATCTGCAAGATTAAGAAATATATTACGTGTTGCAGTTGCAGCCATAGAAGCATCGAAACCACTATTTGATAAAGCACCCAAAAGGGCTGTAGTATCCTCGATTGTGAAGCCGAAAGAATTGGCTACAGGGCCGGCAATGGCCATTGCAGTATTCAGATATTCAAAGCTCAAAGCGGAAGCATTACACCCTATAGTCATGGCAGCAACAGCCCGCTCTGTCTCTTCCGCTTCAAGATTAAAAATACGCATGGTCGCACCGGTAAGGGCAGCTGCTGACCCGAGGTCTGTATCTACAGCCTTGGCAAAATTTAAAACTGCAGGCGTCATGGCCTTAATTTCATCTTTAAAAAAGCCTAACTTTGCAAGTTCTATCTGCAATTCCGTTACTTGTGCCGCTGTATAAGAAGTAGTAGCCCCCAGTCTACGCGCTTCATCTGTTAAGTCTTTTATTTCTTTTTTGGTAACTCCCAAAACGCCGGCCAGAATACTATTTCTTTTCTCAAAAGAAATAATAGTATTAATTGCATCCCTTAGCCCGCCGACAATCTGCCCGGTTATCATTGCGCCGATAGTTACAAATACACCGGCCAGAACTGTTTTTATCTTGTTCAGGGAAAGAAGGGAACTGCCGAAACCTTCCGCCTTTTTCGTGGCCTGTCCGTATGCTTTCTCAACTTCTTTCAGTTCCTTCTCCAGGGCGGCATATTTTTCCGGCTGCAAAGACTTCACCGTATCGCGAAGCTCTTTCCGCAAGGCTTTTGCCTTCCTTGCCAGCTGGTTGGCACTCATGGTGGTTTTATCCAGCCGTTTCTCACATTCGGCAATCTTCTTGTTATTCTCGCCGATCGTCTTATTATTTTCTTTCAGTTGATCATCAAGCTTTTTCCATTGTTTACCGCCAGCTTTCCCGGTGGCAATTAAATCGGTCATAGCCTTTTTTATTTCCTTATTGCTATCCCGAAGCTCTTTGTTCTTTTCCGAAAGATTATGTATTTCTTTCTGTGCGTCGGAAGCGTTCAGAGTTAACACCCATTCGATATAGTCAGGTTTTAATTTTGCCATAAGAGTAAATTTTATAAGGCAAAATTATCTTGGTGCAAAGTGGCGGAAAAGGACATAAAAAAAGCCCGTAGAATCATTCTACAAGCTTATTATACAAAAAAGAACTATTTTTATTTCTTGAATGTAAAATCGGAAGGATCAAAATATTCTTTATTTTTAATTGTTGTCCGATCAAGCTTCCGGCAAACATACCAGGTTAAAGGAACCGATATAAGAGGCGTCACGGTAAAGGAAAGAAAGGCAAAAACAAGCCACCCGGATAAAGTATCCGGTTTATGCTTACATCCTACCAGAAAGATTATTACCAGGAAAAAGCCGATCAGAAATAAAATATCTTCATATGTCATATTATCTAAAAATAGCCCCGTTCTATTAAAGTCCGGGGCTTTTGGCCCGGTCAATAGCCATTTGTTGAATTAAAAACAGTGACCGAAAATAAGCCTATCCAAAATTGAACTAAGCTTAATTGATGTATCATTTCTCACGAAAGAATACATCAGGTGTATTAAGTTCTTTTTTATGAAGTTAATAGAATTGTATTATCTAAATTGGGCGGAAACTAATTCTTTCCCTATATTTTTAATAGTATCTAATATAAGGTTTACGCGCTCCTGTGAAGGTTTTTTTGTTCCGCTTATATATTGGGCAAATAAACTTTGTGACATACCCAATCTTCGAGCAATAGCAGACGCATTAAGTTCCGGATGTGCTACGAACAAATCATATAACACATTACTTTTCTTTTCAGAAAAAAAGCTGTCAAAACTCAAATCTTCATCAAGTTCCGGCCAGGATATTCCATAAGGAGTGATTTTATAATTACTCCTTTGTTCCGGAGTAGCCCGGTTCAACCTCTGAAAATCGACAATTTTTTCACATGCTTCCTTTCCATCGGAAGTACGTATGCATATAGCCGTATCAGTAAGCCACACTTTATCCACTTTAATAACACCCTCATTCATAAAAACTAATATTTATGCAGCTACACCAATTTCATATAAAAATTCCGGTGCAAGGTCCGCACCATTAGCCCATTCAATAGTGGCACGGGTTAAACCATATTGAATAAATTTTTCCTTATCCAATAATTCCCCGAAAACCTCACCTGTAAGATAAGGTTCCAGATTTACGATCTTTTTATTCCCGTCATTGAAAGTAACGAGAAGCTCGTAATTCCTGATATAATCTACATCTACAACTCGTAACATAGGCTGTTTATTTTAAAGGTTCTATTTTAGATATTTTCTCCCCTTTTTGGGCCTTCTCCCAAAGAGAAAGTATTTCCGCTTCGTGCAAATCAATCCATTCATTAACCTTCGCGATAACTTTAGCTGGAGCCTGACCGTCTACAATCCGATCCAACACGCTAATAGAACATTCATAATCACCATACGTAAAATGAATATGCGGCGGATTATGATCTTTCCAATAGAGGAATATAATAATACCGAAAAATCTACAAATTTCAGGCATAAACTTTGTTTTCTTGATTACTAGTACAAAGATAGGTAATAAAATCATTACCTGCAAATGTTTAGGTATTAATTTTATTACCTATTTCAGTGAACTGGCAAACATTTCCTTTACCCTTTCCCTTACATAATCCTGATATTCATATTTAATCTTCCCGAGTGTGTCATGATACAGAATCCCGTATATCTGTCGGTTATAAATCTGGTAATTACCGTGTTTCTTCATATCCAGGAAGCGGGTATATAATGGAAGGTTAGAACGTGCGATTACTCCTTCGCCGTCTGGAACGACCGAATAATTCGGGTCCTGTAATGCGGCCATTAACGCACCGGATCGCCCTTGTACAAGTGTTCCATATCCTTGTACTTTCTTACGCGCACGGCCTTTCTGATAAATCCGTTTGGTAGCGATATTCAGTTGGGCTTGAAATATGTCCTGTATTCCACGCCCGATCCGGTCGGTAAAAAAATCCGTTTTAAAATTCTCGGCCATAATGAACTATTATTGTTTGAAACCAGTAACTTTCATCCCGGGGCATCTCTCTTTTTCTTCCGTATTGGGCTTTTTCTCTGTAGCCTGTTGCGACTTATACTTGTATTCCCAATAGGTACACAATGTACTATTTACTCCAATGGTAACAATAGTAACTATTACAGTTATAAAAAACCAAGCTGTAAAACTCATATTTAATTTTTATTGAACATTATCTTTGTTATACTTGCATTTAAATTCATGCAGTTCACAAATATTTGTATTCTGCGGTTTTCCACCGCACCACCACCTGTTAGGGCAGTAATACATACTTATCGCATACTTCAACCGTATTATGGTTTTATCATTGTTTCTCTTTTTTAAATGGATGCAATTACCACAGGTTGGAACTTTGGGTTTATTTTTCATGTTGCTATTCTGTTTTAAATGAGAAAGCCAGGCTCCACCCCGCAAACGTCCGGTAAAAGCCGGATTCCGGAAGAGTGGAAAGGCTGGTTAAATCCAGTTCCTTAGTGACAGGGCAACCGGTGGCAGAATCTTCTATCAGCATTTGTTTGATACGCTCCATAACCGGCTGCACCTCTTCGATAGTCTCATAAGCCCCTTTACGTTGGGGATCGTACTTGCCCATAAGGAAAATAACGCATAAATTATTTTCCCTCACATTATCAGCCGAAAGGCTGGCACCCGTTCCTGACGGGATCAGAATAAATAACACTGGACATTCTTCTTTTGATAGTCCCTGTATCGTCTTACTCATTTCCTCGTCAATGGTAACGGGTAGCACTTTCTTTATTTCAGGAATACGTTTTTGCACGCCTTCCCAGTATTCACGGTAAACCTTTATATCTATCATATTGTCAATCCCTGATAACGTTTCGCCTCCCATTCACGGCGGGTAACAAGCCCCGGAAGAATCTTACCGCCCCCGTATATCCACTTTTTAAACTCCGCCGGTATGGATGAATCATACGCATCTGCTCTGATCTTCTTATAAAGCGTTGATTTCTTGAATTTTCCGATACCTACATTAAAGCAAAAGCTTACTACCGCGTCAAACTGGTACTGTCCCAAATGAAGGGGAAGCGCGTTTACCTGGTTTTCTACCGCCCTGATATCCGATTCAAAGAAAGCATCGGCCTGGGCCTCGGTGATAACATCACCCGGTTTTACGCCGATCGTGTGACCGTAACCGATCGTACATACTCCCGCGGCACATACATACGCTTTCAGGCGTAACCCCTCGAATTTCTTGATCTTGTTTTTTGTTCCTGTTGTCGTTCTCATTTCTTGTTACGTTTTTGGTGTAAATACTCAAACTTACATTTATACAGATAAAGCAATACATCCCAAAAGGGTGTATCGTCCACCTCCTTCTTATTTCCGAACACGCCGGAAGCCGCCACCTCAAAGACTATCCCGGTCCAGCCGGTTTTATCGTCCGCCTTCCGGTCCTCGGATGCCAGCTTCTGGAACAATATCCGAAAGTCGATAGCTTCACCACCGATATAAACCGGTCCGGAAAGAACCATTTCCCAAACGGTGGAAAAGAAGTTTACCGCATGAATGGCAAGCAAGGAAGGAACGGCCGGCGTCTTCTCCGGGTCCTTGTACCGGTAAAGCTTTAACGTGATATCCTGGAAGATTTCATTTATAGCCGGATCGTCTTTTTCTGCTGCCGCCTGTTTGCTTTGCTGCAACAAATCCAGGCAATCACAAAAGTTACCGAAAGTAAGACCGTTCAGCATGTCACCGACACCATGCCAGCCCCCGAAATCCTGCATTAGGTTACGACCGGTTTTCAGAATAGGCGTAACGATCCGCTCGCCCTCCTTACCGGTTGTATAAGAGAAAAAGCCGTCCAGCTTTTCCAGTTGACCGTCCAGCTCTCGGATGATCTCACGCCGATACATGGTGTAATCCGCTTTCATGCCCAGAAGGAAAGAAAGCCATTTTACGCGGAACTGTCCGGGGCTGATCGTACCGCGGTTCATCAGTACCGACAATATAAGAAACTGCCGGTACTGCTCACTGCTGACTTCATCTAGGAAGGAAGGAACCTCCACCGTCTTACTATTATATGTAAACTTCTCCATGTCCGGACATTAAAAGGTTATTCCTTTGGATTGTACGGTAACACCCGGTATATAGTAATCCACCGTTTCCGACTGCGCATCCAGTTCCCTGATGATATCCTGCAATACATCCAGATAAGCCGCCGCGTCCTGCTCCAGACTGTTAGCAACCGATTGCCGGGCCTCTTTTTCCGCCCGCAATTTATCCCGTACGGTTGTGCTCTGTTGTACCTGTACGATTCCACTGGGCAGAACTTCCACCGGTAAACGTTCAACGGCCTTTTTTATGGTGAGAAGTGCAAGCGGGCGGCGTACATACTCCAGCAATTTCTCCGTTAAAACGGTATCGCCTTCAATCAGTTTATTATAACGGTTCCGGGTGATAACAGGTATTATCTGCCCGTCCTGGACTTCCCGGATCATAGGAATAAGCACCAAGAAAAGCCGGTGACTTCCGATATTATAATATTCATCGAACGTTTCCTTATTCTGGATTAGAAGTCGGTTTATAGCCTTTTTCTTAATGCCGTTCATCCAGAAATCAAACTTTTCGCGGTCCATTAACTCCACTAACGCGTCTACGGCTTCATAAGCCAGGTTCCGGATATTCTCTTCATCCTTGAACTCCTGTAAGGCGGTCATACCCGTTTCATTCTCTCCAAGGTGTTTGCCACGTCCGGCCGTTCCGTGTTGTGCGTCCAAAGTGGGAATGACCTTTAACCAGGTAAACATCGCTACCGCCTGCTGCATCAGCCGCAAAGTTTCCGCCATGCCGTCCGGTTCCGTAACGTCCGCATGATCTTCACGGTAATACTTATCTACCGCGTCTATGGGTTCCGTTCCGATGATAGCCTGTAAATCCCGAATACCCAGCGGTAAGATAGGTTCCCACTTGGTAAAATCAAGATCATTATCGATCAATCCCAAAACACGGACTATTTCACCGGCACCGTCACCGCCTTTATTAAATAACTTCGTCATTTGCTCGGTCTCTTTTTAGTGTATATGGTTTCCAATTATCAAAATCCTTTGTGAAATTGTTTATTTCATCGTAGAACTCCTTATAAAAGCGAGCCAACCCGGTATCTATCGTTATACAGGTCTGCTCCGTGCGCGGATTGGTGTTTATATTGGCCGAGCTTTCTATTACAAAATCAAAAGCGTTACCAAAACCGGCCATTACTTTAGCATGGTTACGGAAGATACAGACACGTGATCCGAAACGCTCCGCCACCTTCTTTAGGTATAAATAAACATCTGCGTAGGAACCTTGAAAGATTTCACCTACATAAAAATCCGCGCGCCCTATGTCTTTTCTCTCCAGCCATTTCTCCACCTCCTTAACATCGGTAATTGCCATACACCAGGTAGAAATCAGAACATATTCCACCGGTTGTTGCTTCACGATCACACGAAGATAAGTAAGGCTATCAACGTCCCCATGACTGATACAGTGATAAGACGCCCCTTTCTCAAAATGCCAGGGCAAACACTCTTCCAGGTGCAGTTCCGATTTTATCCGCCGGTCAAAATGAACGTTTTTCGTCCGGCATGCCTTTATATGCTTGTCCGGGGTGTTATCGGCCCGGTTCTCTTCCGATTGCCGGTCGCTTACCGGTTCTTCCGGCACATCTTCCGGTTTCGGTGTGAAAAACAGACTACGCATTTTCTTTCATACGGTTAGAGGGTGAAACGTTCTGTTCCGCTTCCACTATGGTACGATAAAGCCCCACTTTCGTAGTAGTACCCGGAAAATTGGCATTAATATACTGCTGTAACGGCTTACAAAGGATCATGTCCGGAATAGCCGTTTCAGAAGCGTTATACACTTTCAGGCTGTATAATTTCTCCGATCCGGAAGAAAGTTTGTTTTCTATAATCAGATTTGAAAGTACCGGATCAAGACCGAAGCCGGAAGTGGCGGCTGCGTCCGCCTTGTTGGATATCTTAATTTGGGCGTCCACATAATCCTTTATCTTCTTATCCAGCGGCTCAACCGTCCAGCCCTCAAAGTTATTTGCTTCCGGATTCCAGAATTTGGTCGTATGCATGTATTTCCCGGCGTTCTGCCTTCCTGTAATGTTGGAGGCGAACTTCTCCATAGCTTCGTCCTTAAAATCTTCCAGCATTTGGGCCGTGTATTTTTCGCCCGTACGCTCGCAAACTTGTTTTATACGTGCTTCCGCACGGTCCCAGTAAGACTGCGGCGATTCGATATGCAGGGAAATAGCCGAAGCGTTTTCGTTATAGGCGATCAGGATAGCGGCCAGACCGCCGGCAAGCTCCAGCCAGTCAAGCGCACCCAGAAAACGCGGCGTACTCATGAAATCCTTGCAAAAGGAATAGATATTATAGTATTTCACAGAAACCGGATATTTGAACGGGTGGGCCGGATCAAAGACCGGGTAACGGTAAGTATAAGCCGGATCAGGATAAGGAAAGTCGCCCACAAGTACTTCCTGCGGTTCATCCTCGCCGTCGGGAGGATATACCAGGCGGGCCTTCTGATAGGGAATATGTTCCAGCCGTACCAGACGCCCGGGATTACCCACACGCGGCGCACGGTTCCGGACAAACTTTATAAAAAAGCCCTGCATGTGTGTCAAGTCTACGAGTGAGCGGTGAAGAACCGTCGTGTAATCCCACGACTCCAGGTCGGCGGTTATTTCCGGATCGAGTTTCCAACGCCGGTAAAAACGGTTATTCTCTTCGTCGATTGCATCCTCATACAGCCGCGGGCCTTCTCCCCACTGTAAACCGGCTATTTTACCCATAATACCTTCACCAGCATAGAATTTATCCAGTAAACGCATGACCTCTCCCGGCATGTCGTTATTATCACCCATGGGAACGATAAAGGTACCGTTTACGCTGATCTTCCGCGAAAAGAAAGCCCCCCGCCGGTTTAACTGGATGCTGGAAGGTTCCCAACCTTTACCGCGGCCACCGATAGAAAAAGAGATCAAACCCTTGTCGGTGCCGGTATCTATAATTCCAAAGTTACCACTTCGTCTTATTTCCATAATCTTAAATCGTTATTCTTTTCCCGTTGAACTCCATTACCAGACATTCCCAGCAATTCAGCGGCCGGCCCGTTGTGGTGTCCGTCAGGAATAGTTTATAGCTTGAATTTTCGATGCTTTCATCCGTCGCCTTTTTCCTCAAACGGGCGGCAGTAAGTATCACCATGTCGCCGCCGTCCCGTGTCTGCCGGTTCCATTTCCGGAACTTGATAGAAAAGGTACCCCCGGAAATGGTAATCCGCTTCATCTGTTCTACCGCTACATAAAGGTTTATTTTTTCCATAGCCGGCGGATAAAGTTTTTAATACTGGCCCAGTTATCATGTACCAGGCAGAAGGATAGAAAGAAAAACATGAATTTTAGGAACGTCCATAGGCTACACCCGTTTGTAACCTTTTCTTTTTCCTGGCTTTGTTGCTTAACGTCGGATTTACGGGTAACGCTTGTTTCCTGATGATTGGTAGTTTCCTTATGATCCTGGAAGGAACTGCTTTGATTCTTTCCAGTTCTTTTTTCAGTTTTTCGGTTGCTGAAATCAATTTCTTTAATTCGTCCGAGGCTGTCATAGTTGATTCGGATATGCGTGCTATCTTCCCGGTAAACGTGAAGTGTATGTTTATTATTGCTTGAATCTCTTCGCGCAAGTTCAATAACTCCGTCAGTAGTTGTTTGTTTTTCTTCTCCTGTTGTTTCCGCAACCGTCTCTCGTGTAATAGAACGATGAGAACGACAACCGTAAAAACAAGCTGCAAAACAAATAAAAATAAGTAAATGTACGATTCCATGTCTCATAATTAGTTTTAGTTATTAGTGTCAAAAGTGATAGATTCCCGGTGCGGACAATTCTTTACGCCACAAAGAAACGGCTTCATTGTATCCATAGCCCGGGTGTTACGCCTGATAGCCTTTTCCATTTCGTTGCATTTCTGCAGAACTTCCTTGTATTTGTTATCCACTTCATCAAACCGTTTCTTTAGTTCCTGCCTGTCGTTCTTCAAATCTTCGATTAATCCCTGGTAAACCTCTTGTACTGACTTCATGGCATCAGCTTCCGCCTGTTTACGGGTATATCGGAGAGTGAATAACCAGGTCAGGCCACCCGTGCAAAGAGCCGTAATAATCGCTGTAATTATCGTTTCCGTCATATTGATAGAGTTGAAAATTCTACATTATGGTCCGGACGATACATACATGCGTCAAATAACCCGCCACAATCCCGGCCAGGTCCGCCAGAATATCCTTCCAGTCCCATTTATTACCGGGTGACATTTTATCCCCGTATTCCTTACCCAATGAAGCACCCAAGGCAAAGGGAACACCATAATTACCCAACAGGGCACATATAGCGTAATTAATCCCGAAATGCTTCCATTTGTCCGTTCCTATTTTCATAATTTGAATGATTGGTTACTGCAAAGGTGGGAAGAACGGAAACGGACGAAAAGGACATAAAAAAGAATGCCGGGAACCACCCCGGCACAAACAAACCCTAACCTGGGACTTAAACCCAACGGCTGCCTTTTCAGCCGGTATGCTAAATTGTTAATATTAAGGATTAGACAACTTTTCGATGTCTTTTTTCATCATACGTAAAGTTCTGATTCTTTCTACTATTTTTTCAGCGGAAAGAGGTTCGCCCCCTTCATCGGTCAAATCGTCGATCGTTTCCTCTATTACTCGTATGTAACAAGCGGAAACCGGTTCCGTCTTAACTTGCCACTGCTTCAATATTTCGGCACTTTCATCTGTGATATGTGCGCCGTTTACTTCTATGTCTTTCATAACAAATCTTTCTTTAAACGTTTTTAATCGGTGTAGTCTCTAAGGTAGTGAAATCAATTATTCCGGCCTGCCGGTATATCCCGAGGGCGACTTTTCTAAACCGTTCATAATTACGTCTGTCAATGGGCGATAACTGCCACCTCTTCATGTCTTTCATCAAATCCGGTATATTATTAGCACTATTATACAGACAGTTGTTTTTACCGTACTCGTGATGAAGTGATACAGATTGAAAACCACCAGAGAAAACAACCAACCGTAAACGCTCAAGTTCGAGGAAAGCAAACTCATTGTTAACCTTCTCCACCTTATAGGCTCTTAATTCAATGGAAGGCGCGCCGTATTCACGTCTAACGAAAAATAGGATATCAGGATTATTTGTATTCATTTGGCACCTCCTTTTAAGTCTTCTAATTTAATATGTGAAATACTTATTATATTTTCCAGTACCCCGTCGCATATACTTTTAACCCTTAATCCGCGGGAACCGTCTTTTTTAGGTAAATTCAGGTGATAATAGGGGCGATTCCTCCAGAATGTAATCCGGAAAATCCAGCCACGAACTTTAAAAGTAGCATTGCTTATTTTATAATCAACCTGTACCAGATCACCCGGTTTAAATTTACTTTCCTGTAGAAACATATTCTGTATTTCTTCCTGCTCTTTCTTTATTTCCTCAATTCTTTTATCATTGTTTTGTAATTGGGTAAGTAACACTTGCTGATATTCAGTATATATCATTCGGCACCTCCTTTCTTTTCTATCTGGGGACGCTCTGAAAACCTATATATTCTTTTAACCCGGTAAATGAAAAAATAGGCTACAGGCTTGTCACAGCCGTTATTATGTGTTTTAGTGTCCTGATCTATGTGAATAAACCCGCTACTGGAAGATATTTTCAGCGGCATTGTTTTAGGGTACTTCTCGTTCAGCTCCTTTACCTTTGCTTCCAGTTCAGTTTTAAAAGCATCGAAGGAAATTTCATCAGGGCAAAGCGTATTACCAAACTGGTTTGCAAACTCTGCCATTTCAGCACATTTTCGATTCTATGGCTTATACTCGTTAAGCCTTATATAATAGGCTTTCATTTTCTGCCTCCTTTCTTCTGTAGTTTCTTTGCCCGATACACACAAACAACTGCACCTATAACAGCCGGCGGAAAAATAAAAGTAAGACAGAACCAGGCAATAGCAGATAAGTAATAAGCATCAGAAGTCGAATTTACGGAACAATCTTTTTCCAGTTCCTGAAAATAACGATGTTGGATTGTGTTTACGTCCGTGCTACCAGTACGGAACGAAGGCACGTAGCTTGTGCCGGATTGAAATTCTTTTTTCATTAGTGTATGGTTTTGACTATTAAAAAAATGAGAAAGGCGGTCACCGTTTCCCCATGTTCGTCAAAACCATACACTACATACCGTCCGAAAAGCCGGGTTAAATGTAATAGGAGAAAGGCAACCACCTCTGTTTATTAAACAAGCATTTGTCGGGCATAAAAAAAGCCCGTTGTTTATTCGAGCCAATAACCGAGACTCGCCGGAATACCTATATAGTATATGATTTTGACAGGGGCAAATGTCGGTATTAAAATCTGAACAAAAAAAAAAAAACGTTAATAAAAGTTTATCAGAAAGGAAAATTTATCGACTCTACGATTCGTTACTTCGTAACAAAAAAACGCCCACCTGATTAAGGGTGAGCGTTACACACTATAATTAATATTCTATTTGTCTTTTAAATTAATTCCCTCTTTTATCTGTTCATCAGAAGTTACCTTCTTACAAAGAATATAATGATAAACAGGGTCTTTGCTCATTCCTTGTGTAGGTGTAATCGGATAAGCCAGTATTAGTTCCCAACCCAATTTAGCCAAATAGTTAACGGCGTCTATCATTGAATTAAAATTCATCTTTTCACCGTTTTCATCTACTAAAAAACGAGCATTTGGTGCTGCCCATTTTGCCTTTTGCCCGAAATCTACTTCTATTTTTACTTTTGTACCGGTTATATTTCCAGTACCTACGATTTCACAATAAGCCTTATACGGTTCTTGTGCAATGGCCGCCATTGTTAGTACAGCCAATACAATAACTAAAAAAAATCTTTTCATATCAGTAACTTAAAATTAGTGTGTACTTTAGTTTGTACCACCCGTAAGCCCTGACGGTATGTATGCAGTGTAATTTTGACGATTGCAAAAGTACTTAAATATATACATTTATAAAAAATATTACCCCAAAATCAATCAAAAATGGAAGGCAACCGCCCAAAAACACACGGTAATTCACCCAAAAACGGGCAAAAAACGAGTAAAAACGCATAAAAAACACGCTTTTTCGCGTAAAATTTTGGTCTAAATGCAGATAAACAACTGAAAAACAGTCAAAAACCGGAGAAAATTTCAAAAACTAAAAAAATAGCACCTTCCGAAGACCGAGCCGCTCAGAAGTCGGAAAGCAGTTGCCCTCCCCCTAAAAGGTGAAATATGACCTCTGGGGAGGGGGTACCCGTAACCTGGTAACACAAAAAACGCCGGAAAACCGATTTTCCAGCGTTACAAGGCAATTACCTTTTATGCCTGTTCTCTATCCATTGATCCACAAACGAGTCGGCCTGTAGCGTCCGCTTGCCCCGTACTAAAGCTATCCAGCCGGGGCGCATCAATAAGTATTTGAAAGCGTCGGAGAAATTGGTGGATAACATCGGTAGTTTTTTCGGTGCCAGCTTTTCGGACTTCTTCACTTTGAACACTACCTTAGAATTACCCCGGTATTTGATTTCAGCCTTTGCCTTTTCTACGGAACTAACCATTTCTTTACAGTTCACCGCATCAACCAGCAAGATAGGCAGGTTCTTGTTGGTACCGCCCATAATCTCCTGCATAAAGTCGTATTCCGCATCCTGCCGGATAACTGCTTGTTTACGGCTCTTTAGGTTTACGATCCAGCCGGTACGGTTCCCGCTGCCGTCTTTTTCTATGGCGTCTTTGATCTTACCCGCGTAATCCTCCTTCTGTTTTTCAAAGTTATTACCTGCACGGTCATAGTACAAATCCAGTTCTTTGTATTCGTGGTTCTGGAAGAAAGAAAGGAACTGGTCGGCGATCTCCCGGAACCAGCCCGGCGGTATCTCAAAAAAGTTCTTATGTACCCGGTAATAAGCACCGTCCGGCTGACCGATCACCAAAGAAAGCATATTACCGAAGTCCATACCGCCTTCAATCGCTTTATCATGGTGCAGGTACCGGAGCTCCCGCGAGCTGTAAGCGGCTTCCCCGGACGTGGTACCGTTATAATACTTATGTCCTTCACCAAACAACACATAGAAACGTAAATCCCTGCGAAGACCGGGACGCATACCCACCACTGACTTTTTAAATTCGTGAAGCTCCAGCGTACCATTATACAACCGCTTTAAATAATCAATCGTAAGTATCTCAACATTAGCGAATGAAGAAGCGTTAAGAAAGAACGTTTGTCCTTTTCTCAACTTCAACAAAGCCCGGTCGTAATATTCAATATCCCGTTTCAAACGTTTCAGTTTCAAGGGGGAAGGCTTATTTTTTCTTTCTTCTTTTCATTGCTGTCCCATTAAAATCTAAAATAGTTCTTTGAAATATTTGAAATTTAGTTAGTTACAGAGGTTTTTCGAG